ACGAGTTACTTTGGATATACGGGCAAGGGCGGCGCCGGTGGAGTAGCGGGATCAAATGCTGGTGGGTTTGGTGCTGGCGGTGGTGGTGGTGGTGGTGATGCAGCCGGAGGAAATGGCTCGCCAGGTTACGTTCGATTTACATACTGGAGTGTTGACTAATGGCTATCGCAGAATCATATAGTGGTACAGCCACAATAGACACAACTGAGTATGACCTACCAAGTAACAGCACTGTAAAATCAGCCATTACGACGAATGCCGTTGTTCAGTTATTCCTTGATCTTGGTGCACTAACTGCAACTGAAGAATATCGTCTTCAGATTTATGAGAAATGTGTTGACGGAGCAGTACAGAAAGTAATTGAAGAAGTAATTATTTCTGGTGCGCAGCCACAACCACTTTACGTAACACCATCTCTTATCTTAATGCATGGTTGGACATTTACGCTAAAGAAAAATCAGGGAACACCTCAATCTATTACCTGGTCAATTAGGCAGCTTGCATAATGTTATTTACTCCTCTGCTTCCTAGTGGAGTAATCAGCACAGACACCGGAACACTTAGAAGGCAAGTAAAGGTAAAGCGTACAACGCAGCCATCAAGGCCAACATTTCTTGACCCCCAAAAAATTGGCTCGTTAGGTATACGAGAAGCATTTGTTGGTAGTTCCCCAACACGCACTCTAGTTCGTGGAATAGGTACCACAGCTTCTCCTACCGTAACTACTGTTACAACATCGCAAGGATTGGCGTCATCTTTTACTAGTCAAACTTTTGAAAATCTTATTATTACGCCCAGCATGGATGCTATTTTTAGCAATACTACTGCAACTATTGCTGTCTTTAGAAGATGTAGAGACACAACAGTAAGAAATGCAGTACTATTTTCTGGCACTGATCAAAGAGTACTGGCACACGCACCAGATAATACTGGTAATTTGCGTTGGGATTTTGGGAATTCGACCGAAGGTTCCGGACGATTATCCGTAGCGTACACAAAGGACACTAACTGGGAAACGCTGGTATTTATTGCTAGTCCAACTCGTGGACGTGAAGTATGGCGTCGTGGGTCAATGATTGCCTCCAATCCTACTGCAACTGCGACTAGAGCAAGTTCTACACTCCCGTGGGGACTTGGTATGCCATCAGGTGGATTTTCTATAACAAGTGATAATTACGATGTTGCTCTTGTAGTTGTTTCAGACAAAGCATGGACCCCTGCACAAATCAAAGAATGGAGCGCTAACCCTTGCATTGTATTTAATTCTACTCCGTTTCTTCCAATGGTCGCGACTAAAGGAATAGTCAGTCGACCAAATTCAGATCTTACAGTAACAAATAACACCATAACAGTCAGAAGGCAAATAAAGGTAAAGCGCAAGACACAGCCACAGATGGCTGCGCAGATTGATTGGTCAAACCCAATCACTCGGGGGTTGCTCCGGTTGGTTGGCGATACATCGCAAGGCGAAGCTATAACACGCAGTCCTGTTACCAAAAACGGAACAGTGACTTATAACAAAGACAGCGGATACAAATTTGCTGCATCATCATCAGTATCTCTACTGGATGCGCCAGCAGATAATTGGACTGTATTTTGCCTAGCATATACGTATTCTACAGCGGAAGAAGTTAATTTAGTTAACCGCATGGGTCCAGCTACTTCTAGCTACGCACAAAATTATGTTATCAATTTTTTATCAGGAGTAACACCTCGCGTAGGACACAAGAATTTGTCTGGTGGTACATACTCATATGTGCAATCATCTATTACGCCACCTACAAACTCATTGTGCGCAGCAGCTGGAACATTTAATGGCAGTACAATAAATGTTTACACAAATGGTGTTAATGGCGGTAGTGTTGCGGCCACTTCTCCACTACAAGTGGCGACTGGGTATATTACTCAAATTGGTGCTGGTGATGGTGCAGATAAAGTTCGCACATATAAAGGTCGGGGCATTCAAGTTGCTGCAATCTGGAATCGCGCATTAACTCCAGTAGAAATAAAATCAATATCTGATAATCCCTATCAGATCTTTAAGTCCGTACCACAAACAATGGTCTATACTAAACCTGGTGGTGGATGGTCATATAATGCAAACACAGCCTTATACGATTCAATTAATGAGCCATCATACACTGATATTGATGCCATCGTTAGCCCAAATCTAAATGCAACTCCTGGCCCAGTAAAATTCGGTCTTGATACTTCATTAGATACTGGAACTTATAATGTTAATGTAAGAGCAAGAAGGACAGATACTACTGGTGATATTCGTGCTACTCTTATAGATTCCGCAGGTAATGTAGTCGGAACTTCGAGCTGGCAAACTCTAACTGAAATTTATCAAACATATACATTATCAGTAACAACTACCGCGACTGCATCTAGAGTTGGGTTTGAGGTCAGACCATAAAACATCTAAATAAGTAAATACTATAATAGGATCTGCCTAAATGTCATTACTCCTGCGATTAGGCAGTACAGATCCTGCGGTTGAGATTAGCTGGGTAAACGTAACCCCAGGCATAAGTGTTGGCGGTGGCGGACCAGTCACGCAAACTGGTGACGTATCAGATACAACAGCTACTTCGTCAGCGGAGTCTTCTACAGCTGTTCTAAATCAGTCGCTATCTGAACCAGCAGTAGCGACTTCTACAACAGAAGCCACAGAAGCAGCAGCAGTTTCTGCATCGTTGAGCGAGACTGCTGTTTCGACGGCCACTACAGAAACTCCTGTCTTAGTTGCTGGTGCTTCTAGAGCTGACACCAACTCTACGGCCACAACTGAGACTCCTGTATTAACAGCAGGTGCGTCTAGTGCAGATACGAATTCAACTGCGACCGTAGAAACTCCTGTCCTAGTTGCTGGTGCATCTAGCGCAGATACTAACTCATCTACTACTACAGAGACTACTGTCTTAGTTGCTGGTGCGTCTAGTGCAGATACGAATTCAACTGCGACCGTAGAAACCCCAGTACTAACAGCGGCTGGAGTTCTAAGTGACACCAACTCAATAGCTACTGTTGAGACTCCAGCTGTATTGGCTGCAGGCTCCAGTTCTGACACTAACTCTACCTCTACAACAGAAACTGGCGCAAACAGCATAACTGTTTCTTTTGTTGAAACAGCAGTAACTTCTTCGTCAACAGAAACAGTAACTCTAGTTGCTGGAGCTGCAGTTTCTGAAAGCAATTCGATAACAGAATCTGGGACATATTCATTCCCATCAGTTGAGGTTAGCTGGTTTAACCTTGCACCAGCAGTAGATATTACAATCAGCGATTCTATTGCTGACACCAACTCTATTGCTACTGTAGAGACTCCTGTCCTAGTTGCTGGTGCAGTTGTTAATGAGAGTAGCTCTATTGCTACTGTAGAGAGCACTGTTCTTGTTGCTGGTGCAGTTGTTAATGAGAGTAGCTCTATTGCTACTGTAGAGACTCCTGTTCTCGTTGCTGGTGGAGTTGTATTAGATACCAACTCTATTGCTACTGTAGAGACTCCTGTCCTAGTTGCTGGTGGAGTTGTATTAGATACCAACTCTATTGCTACTGTAGAGACTCCTGTTCTCGTTGCTGGCGCAACTAGTGCAGATACCAACTCTATTGCTACTGTTGAAACGACAGTCTTGGTTGCTGGTGGTGTTGTATCAGATACCAACTCTATTGCTACTGTTGAAACGACAGTCTTGGTTGCTGGCGCAACTAGTGCAGATACGAATTCAGCTTCTACAACAGAGACCACTGTTCTAGTTTCTGGTGCGACTTCCTCTGATACTAATTCAACTGCTACTGTAGAAACTTCTGCTCTAGTTGCTGGCGCATCTAGTGCAGATACCAACTCTATTGCTACTACAGAGACTGGTGCCAATGTAACAAGCGCAACTAGAGCCGATACCAACTCCGCAGCGAGTTCAGAATCTGCAATAATAGTTTATGGCGCAGCTGTCTCTGATACTAACTCTGTTTCTGAAACGCAGACGTATCCAGGTCCGCAGATTGAAATTAGTTGGCTGATTATAGATCAGTCTAATCCTGTATCTGATTCTACTTCTACTTCTACTACAGAGACTGGTGCCAATGTAACAAGCGCAACTAGAGCTGATACTAATTCAACTGCTACAGTAGAAACTGCAGGTCTTGTTACTGTCGCTTCCAGAGCTGATACTAACTCTATTGCTACGGTTGAAACACCAGTACTCGTTGCTGGTGGCTCTACAGCTGACACTAACTCTATTGCTACAGTTGAGACACCAGTTCTTGTTACTGTCGCTTCCAGAGCTGATACTAACTCTACTGCTACAACAGAGACTGCCGTACTCGTTGCTGGAGCATCTAGAGCTGATACTAACTCTATTGCTACAACAGAGACTGTCGTACTCGTTGCTGGTGCTGCTGTATTAGATACTACTTCAATTGCAGCGACACAGAATCAAATTCTGGAAGGAGTTGATTCTCTCTTTGACACTAACGCAGTAACTGAAACAATTTCTGCTGGAGTTGTTTCTTCTAGGCAAGTATCAGACACAACTGGAACTAACGATTCTACTACTGTCAGTAGAATCGTATCTTTATCGATAGATGAGCCTTTTGTTGTTGGCGATTCTATCGTAGGTTCTGCAATATTCGCTGCGTCTAAGACTGAAGAAATAGTAATAAGTGACACAGTATCTGCTGGTGTTGTGTCACTCCGAGCAGTAACTGATACAAATGGAATCGTTTCTGAGCAGACATCTTTCATCTCTGCGGCAGCATTCCTAAGTGATTCAATTACGTCGAGTACGATTGAAGCAGTAACTGTATCGTTCTTAGTTAACTATGCAGAAATTAACCAAGTCCTTTCTGCTGAGTTTGGTGCTGCAAATAGAATTGTATCTATATCTGATTCGTTCAATTCAGATGATGACAATGATTCAATTATTATATACAAACCAACAATTGGCAGTCAGATTGTTGCCGAGCAGGGTCCTGTTAATAAGTTGAAGACAGGCGCGCAGGATAATAAATATGTAACTACCGATATAAATACACCAAATCGAGTTGTTCCATTAAGAGGAACCTCAAACAGAGTCGTAGCTACCCAAGAAACCAAACGTCTCAAAGTCAATTAAACTCTAAATAACACTATGAACGAAAACTTTTTACGTAAAGTACAGGCAGCTACTATTGTNGCNAAAACTCTTGGGTATGAACCNCANGAGGGAGAAAGTCCAGCTGATATTATTAAAACAGCACTGGCTCTCCAACCAGATTTGACTGAAGAACAGAAAAAGACTCTTCGTGATATGTTAAAGTTGTCAGAATCTATGGGTATTGATGTGGAAGATAAAGACTGCTCCGATGAAGAACTAGACAAAATGGTCGGTGGTGTCACCGACTGGGACCACATTATTAGTGCCTATGATGACAACGAGCTGGCTATTGTTGATGATGAGACAGGTGAAGAAGTTGATGATCTGAGTGAGTCATACGAGATCAATGAGGTATTGTCCAGAGCTGAGCGTATCAGAGCAAAGGCGCGATTCGCCAGGACTGCAACGAAACGAGAAATCAAAACCAGACTGGCACTGCGCCGTCAATCTACTTCAGCCACCTTCGGTAAGAGAGCTAGGCATTTAGCGATCAATATGCTGAAGGTTAGATTGGCTAAGAAACCTCTTGCTAATATGAGTGTGGTTGACAAAGAAAGAGTAGAGAGACTCCTCTCGAAAAGAAAAGCATTAATCGATCGTCTAGCAATGAAACTAATGCCTCGTGTCAAGAAGATCGAGAAAGATCGTCTGCATCACAAGACCTTCACGCAAAAATGATTAGACTAAAAGAATTCATTGCTGAGGCAGAATCTGGCACAAAGAATGCACGTGAGATTGCTGATACTCTGAAGAAGGCTGGGTATAAGAAACTCGGTGCTGGCGTTGATGCTACTGTCTGGACCAAAGACGATAATTCAGTTCTAAAGATTATTATGCCGCAGGATACAAATACTGCGGATTCTGCGACTAAGACATTCATGAAGTTTTACGAGTTTACTCAGGATCATAAAGAACTGAGATGCCTACCTAGATTCAAGAAGATTCAGGGTGAGAATCTAGCGAAGTTTAGCCTAAGAGGAAAAGAATATCTCCAGATCTCAATGGAGAAATTGAAACCTCTGAAGAACCATAGTGTTGAAGAAACCATGGTTTGGAATTTAAGTGATTACGCAGAAAAGAATACTGACTGGAATACCGTAGTAAAAGAACTCCAAGATCCAAAGAGTCAGGTGGAGCTTAGAGGTAAAGAGATAAACAGATTTAAGTCTCTACTAGATAATAAAGATTTCCTATTAGAATATAAGATGTTGTATACTGTAATGAAACTTCTTTATGTTACAGGATCGCTAAATAATATGAATTGGGACTTGCATACTGAAAACGCAATGCAACGAGCAGATGGTACTGTAGTTATCGTCGATCCTTGGCTAACCTTCTAAAGTAATTACAATGAAAACATTCAAAGAACTGGTCGGACAGAAACATGTCGACGAAGCATATATGTCTAGCGATCGCAGCAAGCAAATGTTTAAGCGCAAAGAGCTGGACCACGAACTTAGGCACGAAATAGAGCCAAAGCGTGCTGAGCCTGCAGATCCACACGCTGTTCACATTAATGGTAAGAAGTGGAAGACATTTCCTACTAAGTCACACGCTACCAACGTCGCCAAGAAGATTGCTGGTGCTACTGTTGTAAAAGAATCTGATGAATTGGACGAAGCAAAAGTAATTGGTCACGTCGGAGATGTTGCTGGCCACGGTAAAGTAGTTCAGTGTGCTAAGTGCGACACAGATCTTCGTGATGATCATGGATATGCTTTAGATAATAAGACTTATGTTTGCCGAAATGGTGACAAGTGTTCTATGCGTCAGTCCAAAAATAGTCTGGCCGCAGCAGCAGCGAAGGGTCAAAAGCCTCGTTGGAGAACAGACGAATCGTTGGATGAAGGTAAGGTCAATTTGACTCAAGATCACCTAGACCAATTAGAAAAATTACATGGTCCAGGGAAAGTAATTAAAAAGACCAAGCATGGTATGTTTACTTACAAACTAGACAAACCAAAGAAAGTTCTGAATCATAGTGATATTGCTGGACACGTTTATGTGCTAGATGGAAAGAAACTCAAACACTATACCTCACAAGATTCTGGTGAAATGGCTGGCGCAAATGAATCTGTGGAATTAGATGAAGCAACAGATCACCACGCTGACGCGATGGAGCACAAGAAGCAATCTGATGCAGCAATGGTTAAGAATGATATGGAAGCGTATCATCAGCATATGTCTGCTCACCACGAATCATTGGGCCAGTGGCATGAATCTAAGGGACGCAGTTCTAGCGCACAAAAAGAATTCGATAAGGCAGAAGGCCACCACGAACTTAGCCTAAAGAAATCAAATCAGAAAAACGAAGGAACAGATATGTTATCATTTAAGTATTTTCAGCAAGCACTGGCTGAAGCCAAAAAGAAAACAAAAGAATCTTCTTCTGAGATCGAACTCGCCCATGGCGAGATGCTAGACAAAGATGCAGAGAATGGCAAAGAAAAGAAAGAGATGTACGTCAAGGAAGGAGAGGCTCCTGTTGCTCCAGTTCCTGGAACAAAGAGCAAGACCCACGCTATCATGGTTCACCCAGAATCTAAACAGCGCGTGACAATTCCAAGAAAGAATATCAAGAACTATCCAGCATCTGAAGGCTGGAAAGAAGTTGCTCCTGGTATGAAAGAATCAGTTAATGACGTTGATGAGGGTTTTGTTAAGGACATAAAACGAATTGTTGCCGGTAAAGATGCTAAGAGTCGTGCTGGACAAGAAATAGCCAAATCACAATATGCTAGTATGAAAGGTGATAACAAAACTGCCCATAAGCATTTTAAGCGTTATGACAAGTTAGATAAGTTAGCAAACGAAGAAGTTGAAGAACTCGATGAAGCAGCAATTACGCACGTTGTCGCGAAGGACAAACTTGCTGCACACAAAGAGTTTATGGACAAAGAAGGTTTTGATGTAACAACAAAACCTCTACCAAAGAGCCACCCAAAACACGCTACCCATATGGGTATTGTTTCTAAGAATAGTCAAGAATCTTCATATCACGAAGATGGAAATGCTCATTCTGTCAGCGAATCAGTTGAATTCGATGAATCCTACGACGAATTGAATATGCGTCACAAGTTTGTGTTTAATAAAACAGCTGCTGGAAAAGCACGTGAAGTGGCTCGTAATCGTGAAGAACTAAAGAGCCAAATGAAGAGACAGAAAGAAATGGGCGGCATCACTGGCCCTAAAGGTAAATTGCCAGAAGAAGTTGAAATTGAAGAAGCACTAAAGGGTGATATGCACCCAGATGCTGGTAAGGTTCTTAAGCATATTAAACCAGAACATCAAGATAAATACAAGCCGCATCTAAAGAATGGCGTGTACAAGGGTAATTACGCTGATCGCTCAGCTGTATTGGCTGCTGCTGAGAAAGCAGGACACACTGTCAATGAAGCAGCTAGTCCATTCGACTGGAAAGCCTACGCAAAAGAAAAGGGAACTCCTTCTTCTAACAAGACAAAGACGTTCCACGACGTAAAGAAAACTAGCACTGGTACTGTATACACCAAGCAAGTTAATCCAGATGGCATGAGCAAGGGTTCTGGTGATGACGCTGCTAAATCAGCTGAAGTCGAGCAGGCTCCTAAGCGTGGTCGCGGTCGTCCTGCTGGCGTTGGTGCAAAGACTGGTTCTTACAAGCCACGTGATCCAGCGGCTAAGGCTGCATCTGCTGCCAAGGCTGCAGCAAGCAAGGCTGCTAATCGTGCAGCACGAAATGAAGAATTCGATAATGAGTTTATGGGAAGTTTGATTGAAGGTTTCGAGGATGAAGACTTCGATGATTTCCTACAGTGCGAAGAATTTGACGAACTAGACGAGGCTACGCAAGAAGCCCTGATCAATTTCATTAATGAAAAGAGCTGCGGTTCGTACAAAATGAAAGAGTCTCTTACTGGTAAGCAACACAAACTAGATAAGAACAAGAACGGCAAGATTGATAGCCACGATTTCAAACTTCTTCGTAAAGAAGAAACTGAACAAGTCCAGGAAAGCGTTACATCATATGCCGCTTTTCTAAATAAGAAACAATAAGGAGACAATTATGTCACTATGGTCAAATAAAGATACGGCAGCAATTGCTGGTACTATTAACATTAATAATGCATCGCCTACTCTGAATGGCGTTGGAACATCATTTGCTAATGCTGTTACTGGTCTAAAGCCAGGTAGTTTTATTGTAATCGTCGGAGTTAAGTACAAGATTAAATCTATTGCAAGTGACACAGTTCTGACATTGACGAGCAATTACGAAGGCACAAGTCTTACTGGTGGTACTACTACGATTACTCGTCACCTAGCACCTACACACCTAAGTCTAGCTGATGCTCGTAAAGCAGTATTCGTTTCACTAGACGAAGCTATTCTGGTAACAAATAAATCCAAGGGCATCACTGGTGCTGGTTGGTGGTTGTTTAACGAGAAAATTGATTCGTTTGGTAAGTCTCGTTACAACGCAGAATGCCTTGTTGCAATGACAACTGCTCTTGGTGTTTCTGGCGACTCTGCTGCTACTGGTGAAGATCTGATTGCTTCGGATGCTGAATCTGTTGTTACTATCAGCGGCCAACCTGCTGCTCAGAACACTATCTCTGGCGGAGCAACCTTCAGTGTAACTGCTGCAGCTTCTTCAGGTACTCTAACGTATCAGTGGCAACGTGCTCTGGCAGGAACAACTCGTTTCGTCAACTTGGCCAATGGGGTTGTTAGTGGAATCACTTCGGCTAACGTAACCACTGCTTCCCTATCTATCTCTGGGGTACTTTCTGGTAATGCTAGCGCAAACAATGGCAATCTGTACCGCGTAGTTATTAGCTCAACGGCTGGTGCTGCTAAGGTCACATCTAATGCAGCTACCCTGACATTCGGAACCTAATTGATCAGTGATTAGTGAGAAGAACTTCTTGCAGCGTGCTCTGCGCTGCTATGATAATCCTCAGTGTATAACTCTGGATGAATTTCAAGAAGATCTGAATCGTTTTTCTCACATCAAAAAGATCATAACGAAGTACGTAGAAGGACAAGGCGAAATAAACGATCGCCTTGTCCTCAATCATTTGGTTACTTTGTTTAATGTTTTTGGTTTAGAGGCTCTATTATTTGTTCTGTTCAAAATCGAGCAGAAGCATTGGGGTATAATTTTCCCTTTTCTTATTCTTCTAAATAAGTTGCCGGACTATATTCCTGAGTTGCAATTGGCAACAGCAGATATAGAACTGGATAAAAACATAATCGAGAAACTAAGGCAAATCTAAATGGCACGCATTGTAGACAATCTAGCAGCTCTTAGAGTAATTTGGTTGTTGGCCACACCATTCGAAAAGTTCGATGCATTCAAGCTCGGGCTTATCGACGCGAATGGAAATAAACTAAAGAAGGCAGAGACTTCTGCAGAGAAGAATGCCACATCAATGTTACATCGTTTGGTCTGGAACCTAAAGCGAATCATCAATCTGGTTCCAGGTGGCAAGTCTCGTATTGGTAGTTTAGTCGCAGCATACCTTCTCGTGAAGGAAGCAGCTGAAAATGATTATGAAGAAATGCAACTTGAAGAAGAAATTCTTTCTAAGTTCCAGATTTATAGAAACATTCATTTCCTCGAAGAGGAAGTAATTGTTGAAGAAGCATTGGAGGCATTATTCGAAGATGCGCCTGTCAATGCAACTGGTGCTGCTGTTAGCACTGATGCTCCAGTAATTAAGCCAAAGAAGTTAAAAAGAAAGTTCGCCTCGTTTGATGTTGATGACGATACGTTCTCTAAATTTCAAAATGGTAAAGCGAAGTTCCGTAAATGGAATTCGTATCTAAATCTTGAAAACGATTCTCACAAAGAGATTCACAATTATGCAAGAAAGAACCCACGCGGTATCCTAGTTATCAAAGACTCCAAAGGAAATATGAAGGGAGTTCGTTACTCTAGGACTGGTGGTGGAAACTGGCATAATCTAAAGCGTAAATCAACTGTCAACGAATCATTCCAAGAATACCTAACCATCGAGTCACTACTATGAACAGAATCTATCTAATCCTAGCTCTGACATTAGCGGTAATTCTTAGTTTCTATCTGGCTTTCTCTTTCGGTAAAACAGAAGAAAGAAAAGCCTGGGAAGAGAAGTTTGCCATTGCTCAACAAGAAATTAAAACTCTTGAAGCCAAGGCAGCTATTATCACTGAAGTAGTCGTTACTAAATACGTCGACAAAATCCAATATGTCGATAAAGTTAAGGTCAAGACAGTGAAAGAATTCGTTACTGCTGAAGCAGATAAATCCTGCACTATCAATAATGGATTCGTAAACGTGCACAACGCAGCAGCGGGAGCCACTGTTCTTGAGTTAACAGAAACGGATAAAGATCCTTCAAATGTCAAACTAAGTGACGTCGCTGGAGTGATTACTGATAACTACGCTGAGTATAACAAGACCAAAGCGCAGTTAGAATCTCTTCAGGGATGGGTTCGTGATCAACAAACTCTATGGAACGCAACCAAATGAAATCTTTGTTTTACACTATGATTCTGGTTCTTATGGTTGGTTGTGGCGGAACTGTTCCAGTTATCAAGCAAAAGTTCCCTGAGCCACCTGAAGTCCTGATGATTCCAGCCCCAGACTTAAAGAAGTTAGAACAATCCTCATAAGCACAGTTGAATTATACTTGGTAAAAAACAAGTGTAAAATAAACTTTGCGCTCTAAACTTTAGTTTACTTTTCGCTGTGTAGCAGGCATAATTGCTTTATTATGTCACTCCTATTCGTCGATCGTAAATTCGCCAGACTCCTCGGAGCTAGGCTTCTAAACTTCAAAGAGAAGAAGCCAGATCTTTTTACGTTCTCCCATACGTGCGAAGATCGCTCTCACAGTAAAGTCAAGGCACGCGGATACATCTACCGCCAAGAAAACTCCCTGTACGTCAAATGTCATCATTGTAGCCTGAGCCACAAACTCTCTACATTCCTCCAGCAGGAATCACCTACTCTGGCAGATGAGTATCGGATGGAGATGTATAAGGAGAAGGTCAACTCTGGTCAACTTACACCAAGAGTTGATGAACGCAAAGAGGTAATCATACCAAAGATATCTCTTGATTCAGTTCTGGATGGGTTGATAGCACTATCTACACTACCAAAGAGCCATCCTGCTTTTCTTTACGCAAAGAAAAGAGCAATACCTGAAGAACATTACAAGAGTATTTTCTTTTGTCCGAAGTTCTTCAAGTATGCAGTAAAGTATAAAGACTCCTTCGCAAAGATGAAGGAAGATTATCCTCGATTGGTCTTTCCTTATTTTGATGCCAATGGGAGAGTATATGCCCTGACAGCAAGAGCCTTCGGTAATGAAGAGCCGAAGTATATCTTTTTATCTATCGATGAACGCAAGGAAAACATTTATGGAATCTGGAGAATTGATGCAAGCAAACCTATTATCGCAGTTGAAGGTCAGATTGACAGTCTTTGTGTCGACAATGCCATTGCAGTCGGTGGAGCTGATTATAATTCTGTTCTTCTTCGGTCTCTTCAGTCTAACCTGATCATTGTTCCGGATAATGATTTCATTAGGAACAAGCAAGTAGCAGATTCAGTTATGAAAGCCATTAAGGCTGGATATGCTGTGTCTCTTTTTCCGGCATCATTCAAGTATAAAGATATCAATGAAGCAACGAAGAAGATGACGAAACAAGAAATCCAAACAATCATTCTAGACAATGTAAAGCGTGGGGCTGAAGCAGAACTAGAACTTATTTTCCGCAGGAAGTGTTAAGAGGTATAATATGAATGTAACTACGTGGGCAAAAGAATTTCCATATATTTCTGATGTGTTCGATATCGTCAGCTTCGATCTTATTCGATTGAGTAATGAGAAAGATGATATGTTGTATACTATAGTGGTACGATATGTTATCCTAGATGAAGCGCAAGAGAAGGTAACTGGTGGTGTGACTATTCAGACTGGTATGTCTGGCTCTACGTATGTAGAATGTGCAGAGTTGCTTGATCGTCTTGTGAATATTGGATTCTTTAATCAGGCAGTTAGTTCATATGGTGTGGTTTACTCCCAAGATATGGAACAACTCGATGAGTTGAATTGGAATAATATTCTGGAAACTTCTAGTACTCTGATGCCAGAAGATACCACTCTTCATTGAGGTCTAAATAAAAACCACACCAGGAGATCATATGCAAAGAATAGAATTAGCAAACATCGAAAGTATAGTCAATGATGATATTGCACTACAAAAATTAGTGACTAGTTTTATTGGGAATGAGTTGGGAGAGTTTATCTTTATTCTTCCTGAGGTAACTTCTGAGAGTACACGAGACACATTTAATCATTTCATTAACAAAATAAATTGGGAATTTGATCGAGTATCACGAGATACTAAAATCTACCCAGCGATAATCAAAGCACCAGTCGTTGTTCCAGAACCAGAAGTCATTCCTGAGCCTATCCCAGAAGTAGTAGATCCAGAAGTAACAGATACACCAAAGAGAAAGAAATAATATGATTATTGACTATAGCCGTGATTCCCTCTTTGATGTATTGGGATTGCGCCGCTTGAAAGACTCTTATATGATGGAGGACGAGGCTTCTCCTCAGGATAGGTTCGCCTATGTATCTAAGGCATTCGGAACTAATGCAGCGCACGCACAGAGACTCTACGATTATTCAAGCAAACATTGGCTTAGTTATTCCACGCCAATCCTTTCATTCGGCCGTAACAAGAAGGGATTGCCTATCTCTTGCTACCTGAATTACCTCAATGATACGGCAGAGGGATTGGTTGATAATCTTTCTGAGACTAATTGGTTGTCGATGATGGGTGGTGGTGTTGGTATCCACGTCGGTATCCGTGGATCAGATGATAAGTCCGTTGGGGTTATGCCTCACCTGAAGGTATACGATGCTAGTTCGCTGGCATTTAAGCAGGGCACAACTCGTCGTGGGTCTTATGCCGCCTACCTGGATGTTTCTCACCCAGACATTATTCAATTCCTCGAGATGCGCAAGCCAACAGGCGATCAGAATATGCGCACTCTGAATCTGAATCACGCTATCAATATCAGTGACAAATTTATGGATATTATTGAGCGGTGTATGCTTGATCCAGAAACAGATGATCGCTGGGATTTGATTCAGCCGCACAATGGTAAAGTGATTGATACTGTTTCTGCTAAAGAACTATGGATGAAGTTGCTAGAGCTGCGTATGCAGACTGGTGAGCCATATATTTGGTTCAATGATACTGCTAATCGCGCACTACCAGAATATCAAAAGGCTCTTGGTCTTAAGATCAATGGGTCGAATCTTTGCTCGGAAATCTCTCTTGCTACTTCCAAAGATCGTACAGCAGTTTGCTGCTTGTCATCAGTGAATCTTGAGTATTATGATGACTGGAGAGATGAGCCACAGTTCTTGTCAGACATTCTTGAGATGCTTGATAATGTTGTCGAGTACTTTATTCATAATGCACCTGATGAAATTGCTCGTGCTCGTTTCTCAGCAATGAGAGAGCGTTCAGTTGGGGTTGGTGCTCTGGGCTTCCATGCTTACTTACAGAAGAACAATATCGCTTTTGAGGGTGTTATGGCAAAGAGTATGAACAACAAGATGTTCTCATACATTCGCAAACAATTAAATGCAGCAAATGTTAGGTTGGCGGAAGAGCGTGGTCCATGCCCAGATGCTGCAGATGCTGGAATTAAGCAACGTCTGACTCATGTAATGGCAGTGGCACCTAATGCTTCTTCTTCGATCATAATGGGTAATACCAGCCCAAGCATTGAGCCATATGCTGCCAATGCCTACAGGCAAGATACTTCTTCCGGTGCATTCATTACAAAGAATCGTTTCCTTGATGTTATTATCAAGAAAGAAGCACAGTCGAGAAAAGATGGTTGGTATGATGAGGTCTGGGCTAATATAACTGCTGATGATGGCTCGGTTCAGAATCTAGACTGGATGGATGAGAACACTAAATACGTATTCAAGACTTCCTTTGAGATTGATCAAAGATGGGTTATTGAGCATGCAGCTGATCGTCAACATTACATTGATCAGGCACAGAGTGTAAACCTATTCTTTAGACCAGATGTCAACGTAAAGTATTTGCACGCCGTCCACTTTATGGCTTGGAAACAAGGTCTGAAGTCACTTTATTACTGTCGTAGCACTAAGTTGCGCAAGGCAGATAAGGTCGGCCAGAAGATTGTTCGTCAACGCCTCGAAGAAGACATCGATCTACAACAAGTAGCAGAAGGCAATAGCTGTCTGTCATGCGAGGGATAAAATGATTAAGAAAACTAAGTTAAAACTAACTGACGAACGCCAATTCTTTAAGCCATTCTCATATCCATGGTGCTATGACGCATTTACGCAATCGGAGCAAATGCATTGGTTGCCTGCAGAGGCTCCGATGCTAGAGGATGTGAAGGACTGGAAGAATAAGTTAACTGAGAATGAGAAACGATTCCTAACACATATCTTCCGATTCTTTACTCAGGGTGATATCGATGTCTCTGGTGCTTATGTAAAGAACTACCTACCGAACTTCCCTCAACCAGAAGTTCGAATGATGTTGAGCAGTTTCTGTGCTCGTGAAGCAATTCACGTTGCTGCCTATTCTCACTTGATTGAGACCCTGGGTATGCCAGAAACGACATACAATGAATTCCTGCAGTACAAGGAAATGCAAGATAAGCATGACTTTATTGCTGGGTTTATTGAAGAAGATTCTGACACCATTGCTCAACAGATTGCTGTGTTCTCGGCATTTACTGAAGGGCTACAGCTGTTCAGTTCTTTCGTTATGTTATTGAACTTTGCTCGATTTGGTAAGATGAAAGGTATGGGTCAGATCATTGCCTGGTCTATTGCTGATGAGTCTCTGCATTGCGAATCCATGATCAAGTTGTTCCGTGAGTTTATCAAGGAGAACAAGGATCTCTGGAATGATGAATTAAAATCACAAATATATACTGTAGCAGAGAAGATGGTTGAGTTAGAAGATAATTTCATTGACCTGGCATTTGGCGTCAATGAAATGGAAGGTCTAACTAAAGAAGATGTTAAGCAGTATATTCGTTACATTGCTGATCGTCGTCTAATCTCTCTTGGTATGAAGGGTATCTTCAAAGTAAAGAAGAACCCTCTTCCATGGGTCGATGGAATGCTCGGTACTACTCATACAAATTTCTTTGAGAATAAGAGTACTGATTACGCTAAGGGCGCATTGACTGGCTCGTGGGAAGATGTCTGGTCAAAATAAGGATAACAAATGCAGAAGATCAATTTCGAGTGCGATACATGCGAGGCAAGAGGAACCATCAGATTGCCCTCAGAGTGTGATGGTTATAGAGTAGAAGCCTGTCCTTGTTGTTCAAGTCCATTAGATATGGACGATGACTTCGAAGATGACGAAGAATAATGGCTGGCATCTACTAGACGGCACTGTTCTCGAAACTCCACCGACTGACGCAGTAGGGTTTGTATATCGAATAACTCGGATCTCTGATGGTAAGTTTTACATTGGTAAAAAGAAACTTACCTTCAAACGATCTAAGATGGTAAAGGGCAAAAGGAAAAGATTTACTATCGATTCTGATTGGCTAACCTACTACGGCAGTTCGGAAGAACTTAAAAATGATGTCAAATCTCTCGGAGCGGATTCGTTCCACCGAGAGATTCTTCACATCTGCAAAACATTGAGCCAATGTAATTACCTTGAAACAAAAGAAATCTTCGCGAATGGATGTCTACTCCGAGAAGATTGCTACAACTCCTGGGTCTCCTGTAAAATTCATAAGAAACACGTGCTTGGGAAGGTAATTTGAAGTTTATTTTACATAGATACATATATCAGGCAAAATTGCTTAATCGTAACCTGAGGTGAAAAATGGTAAGAAAAATTGTAGCGAATGAGATCTTCGACTCCAAGCATTTGCTCGGAACTTTCCTCGATGAGTCAAACTATGACATTCTGATTGAAGAAGACTGTGACGTATACACCCCAGAAGGGTATGATCTGTCTACGAATAGCAATTCAGATATCTCTGAAGATAGAGTTGCTTTCAAGTTTCGTAAGAACTTCTTCAGTAAGGAACAGCAACAGGCAGCATACGAAGGTCTGCGTGCGGCAGCTACTCCGACGAATAATCGTGGAACAGCTGCTGGAACTATTCGAACTGGAAAGAATGGTAACCGTGAATGGATTACTGAGTATGAAGAAGCAGTAATTAAGTATTTCGCCAAACCTTATACCACTATCACTGGTGAGGATCCTCTGGAGGAACTCCTTTCCAGGAAAGAATCAATGAGTGGTCCTGGCCTAATCAACACAGTTTGGTTGGCAAGTAATCCGATTGTATTCTCAGATTGGTTGGAGGCAACAAAGAAACTTCCACCTGACCAGCAGAAGATAGCATCAAAGAAAATCCTCGAGGATAATATCTCATCGACGACTTATGCCAATGAGGTTCTTAGTGGAATTGCTGGTGCCTTTGGTCGAGTACCTCGTGCTCCTTTCGGTCGTCTGGCATCATACAATGACCACAATCCAGAACTGTTTGATAGGGGTATTCCATTCCTACAGACTCTGGATAGGGCATTCGCCGATCTTCTGCCGCAACGTCACACTGCGCAGAAAGATTTCGTTGAGTCACTTGATGAACATTTCCGTATCGCAGATACTGTGTTCACGACTCTGACTATCAATAAGACATTCCGTACTGCTGCTCACTTGGATGCTGGTGACTATGCACCTGGATTCTCGAATCTAATCGTTCTATCCAATGATGACAATTTCACTGGAGGATATTTGGTTCTTCCGGAATTCCGAATCGCCATCAATGTTCGTCCAGGTGATCTGCTGCTGATTGCTAATCACACTGCGATTCACGGAAACACCCCGATCGTTCTTGGTTCCGATACCAGTGAGCGCATCTCTGTTGTTGCTTATGCTCGTGAAGATCTGGGATCACTTGGTACCTGGGAATACGAGCAGACTCGGAAGAAGTATATCTTGAGTTGTAAGGAAAACAAAGAACATCCTTTCTGGTGGGATCGGTTTACTGGCGTGTGGGCTGGTATGTGGCAGTCTAAAGAATGGTATGATTACTTGGTAGGTGCTCTCGGTGAAGAGAAGGCTCTGGCAAATGATCCAGCAATCTGCGAACTACATAATAGCAGCACTAATGATCTTGAATCTTTCTTTGGATAATCTATGAAAATCTTTATTCCTACATTTATGCGTGAAGAGAAGCAGAAATGCTTCAACAATCTGCCTCCTGAGATCCAGAGCAAAGTAACATTGGTTACACACTCTGGACGAGCAGAGTTGCTAAAAGAAAAGAACCCAACAGCGAATGTCGTCGATATCGGTAAGACTGATGGTATCGCCGATGTTCGTCAGAAGGTTCTTGAATATAGCAAGTGCGACAAGGTTATGATCATCGATGACAGTTGTGTATTCAAAGTTCGGAATGACGAACTCAAACTAAAGGATATGACTGTTGCTGATTTCGAGAATATGTTCGATATGGTTGAGAAGAATCTCAATGACTATGGAATGGTTGGTATCTCAGATCAGGCTGGCAACAATCGAGTTCCAGAAGATATCAAAGAGATTGGTCGTTCATACAGTTGCTATGGTGTAAATAAGAGCATCTGGGCAACGAAGGGTATCTCTTTTGATGGGATGTATCGGAAGAACAATGAGATTAAACTTTATGAAGACTTCTATGCTATTCTGAAGATGTTGACTTCTGGTCTACCAAATACTATCATCTATAAGTATGCTTTCAGTCATGCGCACGGTAAGGTGGGCGGTAACTCAACGATCCGAACCAACGAACTCCAGAAGAAGTGTATCGAGGCTCTTCAGGCTGAGTTTCCTGGATTGGTCAAACTCGTTAAGAAGGAAGATCCAAGTTGGACTGCTGGTCTTGATGACAAAGATGGGTTCCGATGGGAATGCCAGATGAGTTGGCAAGAGGCATTTAAGAGTGGGCAATCTACTGGTGATCTCTCGGAGTTCTTCTGATGGAAATTAGTGCAGCTGGCAAAATAATTTGTTTCGATCTGGATGAGACCTTGTGTTTTCATAATAATGTCAATGAGACATATGAGAAGTATGGTTTAGCCAGACCGAATCTGCCAGTTATCCAAAAACTTAATTTTTGGAAATCGCAAGGTGCACGTATAATCATCTTTACGGCACGCCGAATGTTGACTCATAAGGGAGACCTAGCGAAGATTGAGGCTGATGTTGGTGATATTACGCGCACTTGGTTACGGGATAATAATGTTCAGTATGATGAACTTATTTTTGGAAAACCATATGCTGATTATTATATTGACGATAAAGCAGTGAATGTGACTGAACTATGAAGATTGCTATTATTCCCGCAGCAGGTTCTGCTACTCGGTTCAAAGAAATCGGAAAACAGTATGCGAAAACAGTTCTCCCATACAAGGGCAAACCTATTATCGTGCATATCGTAACACAGATCAACCGAGAAGTTAATCCAGACCTGATTCGGATTGTTTATTCTAAGATTGAGCACAAAGAGCAGATTGCTGAGGCACTGGCTCTTTATAACCTCGATGTTGAATTTGTTATGTGTGACAATGGTCGTCAAGGGCCAGCAAAATCTATTCTCTCTGGTATTCCACATGATGTCACTAATAATGATAGCGTCTTCGTTCATCTGAGTGATTTCGTAGCAACTAACTCATCTGTTCTGAATATGATGGATGATAGCATTGCTGCGTTTCCAGTTAGTGATCCATCACGTTGGTGTATGGTCAATGCAGATGAGGATAATGAGATTATCAACTTCATCGACAAACCAACTGGACAAGTAGATACTAATCTTGCTGTTGCTGGTCTTTATTCATTTTCTGATGCTAAGTGTCTCTTATATGCTGGATCAATGGTAGAGAGTAAAGGCACAGGTGAGTTCCAGATATCGGAATTGATGAATGAGTATATGCTTTCATATCCTCTATCAGTCAATACCATTGGGTCAACTGATCTAATTGACTTCGGTACTATTGAAGAATATATCCAGAACAGAGGTATCGCGAAGGCTCGCAGTTTCAATGTCGTAACTGATCTTGGTCACTCAGTAGAAAAGTATTCTATTACTCAACCAGATAAGATTCTCGCTGAGGCCACCTGGCTCAATAATCCTCCTTATGGTATGGAGAAGTATGTTCCGAATGTCTATAGTATAAACAACATCAAGGCAAATTTCCGTATGGAGAAGATCAAGAGCACGAATCTGCGTGATCTTTACCTTTACCTTGATCGATCTGAGGATACCTGGAATGAGGTATTCAATGAGGTGTTTACTTTCATTGACTCATGTAAGAGAATCAAACGCGATGGCTCGGCATTCTGGAGGATGATCATCAAGAAAACTAAGGATCGCGCTCCAGAAGAAGTTGAGTTCAATCGTGAGTTCGCTAAGGCAATTGAAGAATCCAGATTCTTCGGTGAACAGACTTACTATCATGGTGATCTGCACTTTGCGAATATGTTCTATTGCTTTACCTACAAAGATCTCAAGCTAGTTGATCCTCGTGGTGAATTTCATGGACACTGGTTCTATGATCTGGCCAAACTGAATCATTCGGTCAATGGTAAGTATGATTGGATTGACTCGCAGTTGTATTCTGACAACAAGATTTATGACAGTGGAACAGAAGGTGTGAAGAAAGCATTCTCGAAGTTGCTCGACGATCTGAGACTAACTCCCGCTGATCACAAACTTCTTAACATTCTGACAGCGAGTCTTTTCCTAAGTATGATCCCATTACACTATCACTCTCTGAAGAACCAAGAACTTTATATGGCTGAATTTAGGAGACTAAATAACCCTCCGAAATGAGTTTACTTTTATTCAGTTTCGCGGTATAATAACTTATTGAAGTTTGAAGGAGAAATGAAATGTCCCGTCGTGAATACTGCATGGATCTTATTATTGCTCTTAACCAAGCCAAGGCAGCTGGCGACTTCGCCCGTGCTGACTACCTTCAACTTTGCCTGAATGAGCTGACATGATGTGGGATAATCAAAAGCCACTCAAGGTATGTGGGGTCACTCCCAAGGAATACCAGATCCTCACTGTCCTGTACACCATGGATACTGAGGAAGAGATCGAGATCTTCAAGAACAATTTCTCCGAACCAGAAGACCGACTCCTGGTTGATCAACTAAAAGTAGAACTGATCCTCGCTGCACAGGAAGCATCCTGTCCGCAGATCTCCGAGGAATACGTCTCACATATCCTAACTAAGTACCGACTCCCAGTCTAGTTTACTTTTATTCAGTTTCGAGGTATAATAACTTATCGAAACGAAAAGGAAAGAAAATGTATTGCGAACCAATGACCAAAGCTGACGAACTCCTCGGTATCTGGAGCGACTTCCATAAGGATTATTATGGATTCCGTCCACGTGGCTATTCAGCCGAACAGGTTCAGGATGTCGTCTGGCTCCAGGAACGTATTGACGAGATCCATGCTAGCATTGATCGTCAGAAGGAAACATTCGCTGGTCGCGAGAGTCTTCGCGAACAGGGGTGGGTTATCGAGGAAGTAAATCCGGTCTTTATCAAGCAAGCCAAGTGGCTTCAAGAAGAACGCGACCGCGAAGATGCTAAATGGATGGATAATTAAAAATGTCAACACAAACTAAAGAGTACCAACAGGGATATATGGAAGGTCTTGATGGTCTTCCGTATAAGAATCGCTATCCAGATAATAGCGAGCAGAGTCGAGCATTCTACTCTGGTTGGTTCGCAGGTAATCTCGTTAACAATCGCCGACAGGCTGGTGTGCTTCCAGGTGGAAATTTGAATAATGGCTAATATTATTTGTAATCGGATTCGTACCCCAGATGGTACGATCATTGAAAGCAAGAATCGTCATGACTATGCATCACACAAAGATGCCAATGGTCATACCTACTCAGTTGATGGTGGTAAGGATTATCTGAAGCGATCTTATTCGCCTGATGCACCACCTGCTACGGAAATGTCTGTTTACTCAGATGATGAGCACTCAGTTATCCGTGAGGCAATGTCCTGGGGAACTTATGGTAAGGAAGGTAAAGATGCCTTCCATTACGTTACGCTAGCCGATATGACCTCGGAACATATCCTTGGTTGTCTGAAGAATGTTTCGAATATGAACCCATCATACAGGGATTCATTCAAGAAAGAACTGGAATTTCGCGGTGAATAGTCTTTACTTCTAATGAATTATCAGGTATAATATACAATGGATAAAGTTTACAATGAAGAAGGTAAGGTCGCGGTTCTTTACTCACCTGGGTATGGAGCTGGCTGGTCTTCTTGGGCTCACAATGAATCAGTTGGCCTACAGGCTCTGTTTGACCCAGAAATCGTTCAGTGGGTTTTGGCTGGAAAGCCAGGCTATTATGACGAAGCATACTTCGAGAAGAAGTATGGTGGGTATATCTACACTGGAGGTATGTACGACTTGGTAATTGAATGGTTAACTCCTGGCCAGAAGTTCCGTATCCGTGAACAAGATGGCAATGAGTGGTTGGAATTTATTGATAACATTGAATGGATCTCTGCTTAATATGAACACAAATCGACTTGAACAAGATATTCTTAATTATTGCAAAGAACGCAACATGGCACAGGTTGATATTATCCGAGCCGATCTCATCCAAGAGCGATCGAAACTTGACTTCTTTATGAGCAAGTTCATTGACAAGTATGGATCTAAGTTGGATGAGAAGCGTGATGACGTTTACAACCGATTCTATACTGACAAGAGCAATGAATACTCCGGCATTAATCGTCTACTTCGAGTAATTGATGCATACAGCAAATAACTTCTCAATCTTCGACCAGGATATGCTTTCGAATGTTGATCTAGACAGCACTGGTAATTTTCTATTCCGCAACTCTTCGGAGTTCAGTCAATTCGTCGAACTAACCTCGATTCGCGAGGGTCGTAGTTGCACGAGTATCATTCTTGCCTACTGCGAGGATAAGGATCTGGATCCGGAGGAAATCTCTAAATTGATCTCAAAGCCACTTCGTGAGAAGTTGATGATCGAGATGCAAGAGGATGGCCTGTTACCACGGAGTACTGCTACTTTAGAATTTGAATGATGGATGCTTTTCAAGTATACAAACTATATCAGGCTGTCAGGTTACACTTCACTAATGAGAAGTATGACATTATTGAACATCGTGGTAAAATGAAACATTGTTCAGAGTCGGCATTCTATGAGAAGCCAGGAAGTAGGAAGTTCCATTTCTTATCTAAGCAACTGTCTGACCCACAAGAGGCAGTACAGTTCTTTATTTCCTGCTTCGCATATGATGCAGATGTATTTGATTCAACGTCAGCTGATGAAGCATTCTTTCTTTGGAAGAAGAATAAAGAAATGATGACTCAGCTGATTCTTGATGATATTGGGCAGATCGGTGATATTACTTCTGCCTTATCTGGCGATCCCTGCAAACTACAACAGTTGGTTGCTGGTGGTCATGTTAATATCGAAACTGCAGTTGCCTTAAATAAGTTTCTGAATTATTCCTCCTCCTGGAAAAATAATTTTGCATATAAGGGATTAGCAGGTAAAATTGAAAAGTTAAATGCTTTCGTTAAATTTAATGAGTCAAAAGTAAATGAAGTTCTCCAACATGAACAACAATTCGCGTAGTAAGTTTCAAAAATATGAATCTGCCTTCGATAGGAAAGCGAAGAAAGCCGAACAGCTTAGGTTTCGAAACACTCGCGAAAGAATGGAACTAAATAGCAGGTCAGAAGATGAATACGATGAGTATGAAGACGATGACAATCAAGAAGAGAATCTGGAGTAAATCTCCATTAACCACAGGGGTAAATCCCCTTCAAAAGGAAAGAGGACACTATGTCTATTAGTATTGCAGATCTACGTAAGGCTCGGTCAACTGATTTCGGTGCTATTTCTAAAGCACTCACAAAGACGACTGAGGGTAAGTCCGATGATGGCGACTTCTTCAAACTGGAGAAAGACAAGGCTGGCAATGCCTCGGCTGTTATTCGTTTCTTGCCAAAGCACCCAGATGATGAACTTCCATGGGTGACTGTCTATAACCATGCCTTCCAAGGTCCATCGGGTCGCTGGTTCATTGAGAACAGTCGGACGACTATCAATGAAGCCGATCCTATCTCTGAGGCCAATCGTGCTCTCTGGGCAACGGGTAGTGAGAAGGACAAGGATCTTGCTCGCAAGCAAAAGCGCAAGACGAATTATATTACCAATGTTCTAGTTATCAGTGATCCAAAGAATCCAGATAATGAAGGCAAGGTAATGCGCTTCAAGTTTGGCAAGAAGATCTTTGAGAAGATCATGGACAAGGCCAAGCCGACGTTCGAGGATGAGAAGCCAGTGAATGTGTTCGATGCATTCGAGGGTGCTGAGTTCAAACTGCGTATGCGTCAGGTTGATGGCTATCCAAACTATGATACCTCTATCTTCAGCGAGCCAAAGCCTATCGCTGAGTCAGATGAGGAAATCGTAGCAGTTGTCAATCAGATGAAGAGTCTGAAGGAGTTCGTTGATCCGAAGAACTTCAAGAGCTACGATGAACTGAAGCGCAAGTTCGAGAGCGTTATGAGCGGCAGTGTTGCTTCTAGTGCGAAAGCCGAAGCAGTTGCTGAGCGCATGCGCGAAGAGCCAGCTCCAGTGGCACAGAAACCTGTTGGTAAGGTTACTGAGGCAAAGTCAACTACCAAGCCAGCTTGGGAAGAAGATGATGACCAATCAGTAGAGGATTACTTTAAGAGCATCGCTAACTAAAGTAAACTATCCAAAAGAAAGGCTCCTTCGGGAGCCTTTTCTTCATCCAACAAAATAGCGAGTCAGTCTGTTATTGTATGAGACTTCTGGATTTCTAACTGGAGTTCTCGGTGCCTGTGCCTTGCCGCCACCCTGATTGATGATAGTTGTCGGTGCACTGTTAACAACTGTCGGTGCAGGTGCTTCTTTCTTATCACTCATCGTCTGCAGATCTTGAGTACTCGCTGCTAATGCGCCAGACTGAGCAACTCTGTTCGGTGTCGCTGTTTTCATAGCATCTGGGCCAGCACCAAACAATGATTTGATTCCCTTTGATGCAGTATCTTTGCCGACTAGACCAAATGTAAGTCCAGAAAGTGCGCTTCCAGCAGCTGATGACATTTTCTCACCAGTAGTTGCCTCACGACCTTCGATACCGAGATTGGCTCCTGCTTCATTATAGCCAGAGACAGCATCATATGCAGCCATACCTGCCATTGCTACTGGTCCAAGTTTACCAAGAACACCCTTAGCCAAATTGCCTACTTTTCCAAGACCACCGAGTGCCTTAGTTGCAACACTTGGTTTCTTGGTTACTGTATCTTTTCCTGCATCGGCGATTGTTGGCAATGCGTTCTTCACACCACCGACTATTTTAGGACCAACATTAGCGAGTGGAGACACTAATTTCATTAGAGGACCAAGTAAACCACCGATAATTCCTTTTAATGCTCCAATTAACATCGCTGGAATTGCCTTAAGAAATCCTCCGAAATTGCCAACCATATCCATGATGGTCTTAATCCACCCACCACCCTCTTCCTCTTTCTTCTTTTCTTCTTTCGGGTCTTGGATAGAAGTAAGCATATTGCCTTTGTTGGCAGACTCTAACTTATCTTCTTCAGAAATAGTGCTTGCTTTGACGAGAGCTACCAACTGATCAAGTTGTTTCTCATTAACTTCAGTCAGACTACCAAGTGCTCCCTCGAATACACCCTTTAAGTATTCTGGATCTGCCTTGTTTAATGTTTTCTTTTCTGCAGGAGAAAGAACGGAGATCTCTGCCGTAACACCAGCAGCAACCCCAGCCATAAGTTCGTCTTTCTTTTCACTCTTTGGTTTCTTTTCCGCAGAGAAGCCTGCCGTTGCTTCTTTCTTTAGGTATTGGGCTTCGGCTAATGCCTTAGTATCACTCTCGGATAGATCGCCACCGAAACTCTTTGCCTTTTTCTGTTTCTCTTCTAACTCAGAGATGTCTTTATCAGCCTTCGTCATTATCTGATATCTAACTTCGCCTTCTGCTGTAACTTTCTTCATCCCAGCTGCATCACCGCTTCCTCGTAGCTCTCTTCCTTTGTCAGTATACTCACCGAAGTTAGCAATAAACTCAGCCTTCTTTGCCTTTTCTTCTTTTCTCTGGAGTACAGAACCGAGAACAGCACCCTTTAGTGAACCATCATCTCTACCGATACCTGCCAGTCCAGCAGCACCCTCTAGAGTAAAAGCCTTCTTTACATTGGCGATCTTTCCCTGGACAAAACCAGCAAGACCCTTCTTCTTTTCTTCCTGTTCCCTTTTGTAGCCAAACTGCATTGTCTTGGTCAAATCAGAAACTGCCTTGAGAAGTTTCTTATCTACATCAAGAGTATCTTCCTGGATATCATTCGCTGCCTCCATCAACTTATTGGTGCGTAGATTGGTATCTCTTTCTACTACTACCTTCGCTGCCGATGTCGATGATGTAGGTTGACTAACTGCTTGAGTAACTTCTGGCTGATCGACTGGTTCTTGAAATCCAGGTGCGAATCTTCCTCGCTCATCACGATTCTGAACTCTTTCGCTAAGTTTCATCTTAGGTTTCGTCGTAGCCATTTGTTACCCTTGTTTCTGAGACTTCTGTTTTTCTATTAGATTATTAAGCATCTGAATATAAATCTCTCGCTCATAAGGAAGCATATTGTCAATTTCACTCAGTGAGTATTTGTGTATTTGCACTAACTGAAAGTTTGTATCATAATGATTGAATAGCGTCTCGTGGGAGAGATTTATTAAAAAAAATTGTTCAGACCCTTTACGTGTTTGTTATGTTCTACTTTACAAATTGGGCAGGTATATTTTACTGCGATTCTAACCAGAGGCATTGTCTCGAAGAAATCCTCGAGCATCTTGTTCTGTTTGCTCGTCAGACTATCCATAAATGCCTTTAGTTCATATTCAGTTTCTTCGGCAACATGGTATACATCATCTTCGACGTAAATTGTTTCCATCGCTGCTAAAACTGCTTTCTGCTTGGCATCTTGTTCAGTGGAATTCTGAATCTCAATCAGTTCATCCATTGTTGGGTACTTCATCAGAACAGTAATTGTGTCTGATAGTTTGACCTTATTGTTGTGTTCTTCAGGAGTAAACACTTCAATTTTTCTCAGGTCAATCTGTACCTTTGCTTTGGCCTCTGGATCTTCACAGGTATCACAGCGGAAAACCAGTTCGCTGAACTCACCTACGGACTTTGACCGAATAAAGGTAAACAGATACTCAAGGTCGAAACTTGTCATATTCTCGACAAGTCCAGATGGCTCGATGCAGTTCTCAACTACTTGCTTTAGAGTGGTTAGCATAACACCAAGGTCTTCAGACTCTTGGGCAGCTAACAATGATCGTTCTTCTTTAACTCGGAATGGGCGAAACTTCGCTTTCTTCTTCGTTGATGGGATAACGATTGGGTATAGTGGGGTTGGGTTAACTTCAGATAATCTCATGTTTTTTCATCTTCTCCATAATTATTGCATTCATTTCAGAGGTGGTACCAATAAAGGCCACATTATTAGTTACATTAGCAGTTTGTTGATTTTTCTCAGGTGACTTCTCAAGAATCTTTCTTCTCTTCTCATGTACATCGAGTAACTGAGAATTCATATCAGATACTGTCTTTAGCATTGTTGCCAATACTTCATATGATCTAGGTGTTTCACTTTGGATAGCAATCTCAAGAGCACTCTCGATGGCTCTATTACCAAGATTCAGAAGTCCTTTGATGTTTGTTCTTGCCAGTTCTGCATCCGATGTTACATTCGAATCTTTGTCATCTTCTGCGATTGTGGGAAGCAAAACCCGTTCCGTTGGAACTGGCTCTACATCAAATACTTCTGAGATCTTTTTACTCATTGTTCTTATCATACCCAGTATTTACCTTCGCGATTTTCTCTTGACCGCGAGTAAATGCCGACACACCAAGAATAGCACCAAATGAGATATGGAATAGACCAGATCCAGCCAGTGTTAATGGTTGCCATTGAGTAGTAACCACTCCATCATAATATGCCTGAACGAGCGTCCAGAAAATAGGGGAAGCAACAAAGTCAAATAAACAAATGACCAAGTACACCATAGCAGTGATTGGTCGCCATTTAGTTTGAAGCCAATTTTCATGCGTCATTGGTATTTTCCTTGTGCTACATCAGATTGAAGTTGCGAGGCAGATGCGGATACATCACCTCCTCTTGCTTGGTAAACACTACCAAGTTTACCAATAGAGTCAGTAATCTGTTGAGATGCACCTGGAATACCTCCCATTGAACTCGTTAGGCCAGAAAATGCCGTCCCAATACCTGACAAGCTCGCACCAATCGAACCTAGATATCCAGGAATACCAGCGACGTTTGAAACAAGAGCAAGTTGTCCTCCAAGATCTGATAGCCTGGATTGTACAGAGGAGAATGGAGAACCAAGCCCAAGTCCACTTGCTGCGGCATTTACGCTACCAAGAACACCGGAAATAGCAGAAGTAGCATTACCAAGAGCAGCTACTGGTGCAGTGATAGCACTGATTCCTGCACCAAGTCCACTCAGCGCAGAACCAAAATCAGCGGAACTCTTTCCAAGTGAGAGGATACTATTACCGAATGCTGATGTATTAGAATTCCCACCAGGAGTGGTAGATAACAGAGCGTATGAACCAGAACACATTCTTGAAGTCTCTGCTCCGAAATCTTTTCCGAGGGCTGTCGCACCCTGTGGGAAGTTCGATGAGAAAGGTGCTGGCCCACGGATCGAGAATCCTGATGATCCCGATCCTCCCAGAAACTGAGATTGACCTTCTTTCGCAACTGTTTCTGGATTATTGGTTGATGAACGCGTGTTTGGATTGATGGAGAACAAATTAAGTTTTGCCCCATTGATCTCATTTCCATCACCATCAACTGGTATCTGTGTCCAGTATTTGAATGCCAGACTTACGTTTACTCTGATGATATCTTTATTGTCGAAACCAAACCGAATATCTTGAATGTTCTTTGGGTATGCCTCATACACTCTGGCGCAATAAACTGCTTTGCCTTCTTTATCAGTAACGATAATGTCTATTTGTTTTGTGTAATCTGAGTAGTAACCGACAGCTCTCGTTGTCTTGTTTACCACTGCATTTGACCATTGTTCGAAGTACTGCTTGACTTTCATCTCTCGATCAGAGATGAATGACAGATCTAAATTTGCATACATCGGAATATAAGGAACTTCTCTGTTCTCGCCGAATAACCTAATGTCTGTTGTGGCGTTATTCAATCCAGGGAGATTGACTCCATCGCACATTAGACTAACTTCTTTTCCGAATTGGTCTCCGAAGATGACGTAGTAATGTGTTCCTGTGAGTAATCCTTCGGTTTTTACCTTGGAAATAAAATCATTAAGAGATGATGTTGCCATGATTACCAGTGTGCTTTCTTAGATGATTCTTTCCAGACTTGCTCTTTAGATGCACCGACGAATCTCTGTACTGGCATTAGCATCGCCGTATACCAGGACTCATGAGGAATCTCGCAGAATGGGGACTTTACATGCGGAAGAAGATATTGTTTGATACAAGGTGCCGCTGCCTTTAGTTTAGACACTCCCTTGATTAGATCCCACGAATACTTGATCTTCGCAGTATCTGTCCCACCCTTCTCATAGATGGAGGTCAGCTCTTTGAACAACATCATACGAGGACGATAGTCAAGGTAATGAAGATTCAAACCAATGAATCCATTCTCTGTCTTTGCGTATGGAATAACGAGAGGGAACTGGTCATAGTAGGGCAGAGTTTCTTTGAACTTTGGATCATAGTAAAAGAAGATCGGGCGACCAGGTACGAGGCGAGAAGTCAAGTTGATACCACCATCACCAATCATGATTCTATTGGGTGTGATTTTCTTGGTCGACAACATCTTTACTTGGTCGTCAAACCATCTCTTTGAGTTCACGATTTGAGCTGGATCAACATGATACAACTCAAGCGAGGTCTTTCTATCTTTTGGCATATTTCCTTAGAACAATTGTTTCTCAGTTAGTACGATGAATTCCATATTGTGTTTCTTGCAATATGCATCCGCACTTTTCCACTTCTCTGTATTTACAGCATAGGTTGCCATCTCAGTCAGGAACTTCTTGGTATTTCTAGTCTGCTTTGGTGGTTCCGTTTGCATCGAAGGTTTAATTTCCACTGCGTATTTCTTTATCTCACCAGTTCTAGTCTTCACCATGATAACAAAATCAACGAAGTATCTATGCGGACGTTTGTCTACTGGTGATATATAAGGAATAACCAATTCTTCGTTGTTATATTTCAATACTGAAGGATTCGTGTCACACCAATTCAGAAACTTCAACTCCCAACTGCTCCGATAGAAGATATTGTTAATATCACCTACGTATTTTTCTGGTCGTTTTGGTTTGAAATATCCCTGAATATAGTGCCGCGCCATTCGCTAAATATAATACTACTAACCATTATTTAGACCACCACAATGGCAACAACCCCTGGATCTCTGACATTTAATAACTTAACATATAAGATATCAGATCTTCAATATCCGGAAGATCTTGACACATCAGAACAATACGGGCAGAATAGAGTAATCTTCTTAATCAACGTCACGGGTGAGTCTAAGTTAGACAGGAACTCAATATTCGCCAAACCAGTAGCAGATATTCCTCAGAATGAGTATAAAGCCAGCGCAATTAGGCAAACAACTGAGAACGTAACAGAAGCCACTGGTCTTAATACCGTTTCATTTCTAAAAAGTACAAAGAGAATGAAGAGGCTACTTTCTGCAATTAGTCTTTATATCCCAAATGATCTTAGTACTTCATATGGCGTTGCTTGGGGTGAGAGTGATCCTTATGATAAGAGTGATATTGCTGCGCAACTTGGTTCTGATATTTTAGGTGGTAAGAATATTCTTGGCGCTGGTGTTGATGCAGTAATATCTGGAGTTCGTCAGAATGCAGCAAAAAATCAGACTGTGCAAAAAGCAACAAGAACAGCAGCGAACACAAAGAAAGAGCAGTTGTTTCAGGGTGTTGATTTTAGAACTATGAACTTCTCATATCAATTCGCTCCGAAGAATAAAATTGAGGCAGAAAATGTTCTGCAGATTATTAGAATGTTTCGACACCATATGCTTCCTGAGTTCGCAGATGAGAATCAGTTTATCTATATCTACCCTTCTGAATTTGAAATAAAGTATTTTAAGGGTGATACAGAAAGTAAATTTCTAGAGCAGCACTTCACTGCAGTTCTAACTAACTGCGTTATAAATTACACACCGACTGGTCAGTTCGTGACATTCGAGAATGGAATGCCTTCTCAGATAAACATGACATTGACATTCAAAGAACTATTCCTGCCATCCAAAGAAACCTCAGATGATGGTCGTTTTGGAGATCCTGGCAAATGACCTATTTCGCAAACTTCCCAGATATCTTATATCCATTCGAATTGGGTGGAAAGATCAAACTTGTTCGCGTCAAGGACATTGTTGCTAACGTAAGACTTAGAAAACAGATCCTCAGTAATATCACCTTGTATGATGAGTATGATATTCCTGATGGAGACACTCCAGAAATTATTGCTGAGAGAGTATATGGTAATGCCAACCTTCATTGGGTCATTATGCTCACCAATGATCGTTATGATCTGTGGAATGATTTTCCATTGAGCGGCGATGCTCTTAGTAAGTACATCGAAAACAAATATGGTCAGGGAAATGAGAATGCTCAGCATATTATATTTGACTCCCCTCACTTTGAAGATGAGAGAGGAAATATCGTTGATGGCCCAGCTACGGATCTTGTACGGGTGATAACCAATCTTGAATATGAGACCAGAGTTAATGAAAGCAAAAGAAGAATCAAGATTGTAAATAAAAATGTTATTGCAAATATCGTATCTGAATTGACTGCGTCATTTGAGAAGTTTGAAGAATGACTGTCAACTACAACCTAAGATTCGCTGGCGAGTATTTCATAAGTGAAGTAACTATTATTACTACTGATAATACTGAGACGGATATAATCAACCAAATTGGTGGTATTGTTCTTTATGAAGATTTGTTCTCTCCGTTTATATCCGGAACTATCTTCGTAAAAGATACATTTGATCTTCCTGGTTTAATCGGGAGAGCAGGACTTAATAAAGTTCGTCTAAACATATATACTCCGAGTATCGCTAAAGAGAATTATATCTATGCGACGTTTCACATATACAAACACTCGGACAGAACATTAACTGGTGATAGAGCACAACAGTACTCTCTGCACTTTATCTCTGAGGAAGCGATCCCCAATCAAAAGAGGATATCCAAGAGTTACAGTGGTTCTCCTTCTGAGTTAGTAAATAGAATTGTTAGGGATGAGTTTCGTTCTAGGAAGCCAGTTTACATGACTCCTTCCACGAACAGCACAAAATACGTTTCGAACTTCTGGACTCCGACACAGAACATCACATTCCTTTCTGAGCATTCTAGATCATCTAATGGTGACAATTATGTTTTCTATGAGAACAGAGATGGTTTCAACTTCAAATGCCTAAATGATTTGTCGAACAAACAAGTACCTCCATTACAGAAATTTAGTAACTATGACACACTCGGCGCGGGAGAGAAAAATATTGACCGTGACTATCAGACTATAATTAACCTGAATGTTGATACTATGTTTGACTACATTGCAGACTTGGATGCTGGTATTATAAAATCCAAGTTGTATATCTCTGATGCAGTGCTCAAAAGATTTAAGATTAAGAACTTCGAACTATCAACAGATAATAAACAATTACTTAATAAGAATAGACTGTATACTGATAATGTCGTTACTAATTCAGAGTTTACTGTTATGAGTGGAACTCGTCAGTATAACACGATGGGTTCTGGTGATTCAAGTAACTTCGAATACTATCAAAAAAGAATCTCTCAGATTAGGCAATTCCAATCTTCGAAGATTGAGATTGAAGTTCTCGGAAGAACAGACTATACAGTTGGAAAGAAAGTTCAAATAGATATTAACAAAATTCGCTCTTTCTCTCAGGGCGATAGTGAGGCTGAGTTCAGAGATAAACTTCTCAGTGGAAACTATATAATTTCTGCGGTGGCACATAAGTTCTCTCCTGAAAAACACATCTGCAGTCTCGAACTCATTAAAGATAGCACAGAATCAGAATGACACAATTTTATACTGGCGTAGTTGAAGACAGAACCACTGACCCATTAAAATTGGGTCGCTGTAAAGTCAGAGTGTTCGGATTACACTCGGAGAACAAACAACAACTACCAACAGCTGATCTGCCATGGGCTATCGTAATGCAGCCAGTTACCTCTGCTGCGATGAGTGGGATCGGATTCTCACCAGTTGGTCCAGTAGAAGGTTCTTGGGTTGTTGTTATCTTCACCGATGAGGATAATCAACAGCCAGTTATTATGGGGACACTTGGTGGAATTCCCCAGCAGGACGTCGGAGTAAACTCAACTTACTCTGAACAAAGTAATACAGTAAAGTCCACTGATGGAACTGCGGTCACAGATAGCAGTGGTGCTCCGATATTGACTGGTGAAACAGTTTCCACGACAGCAGGCACTTCTGCAGGAGAAGTAAAGAAAGTTAGCTCTCTTACTCTGTCAGAATATGGTCTATCTGAGTTGAAGAGTCATGAAGGTCTGGCTTCTCTGGAAAAGGCAGCTAGAAGAATTGGAAGTGATTCTACTCCTGCTAAAACTACTATCTTTCCATATAAAGATACTTCGAATATCTGGACAATCGGTTGGGGGTCGACTTATCTTCTTGATGGTTCAAAAGTTAATGAGAATACAATTATCAGTAAAGAGGATGCTGATAAACTCCTGATGTATAAACTTGAGAAAGAGTTTATCCCATCAGTAAAGAAGAATGTGAAAGTCCCTCTTACGCAGAGTATGTTCGACTCTATCGTTAGTATGGTATACAATATGGGATCTGGTGGTTTCGCTAATAGCCAAATAGCCACTAGTTTAAATGCAGGAGATTATGCGGCAGCAGCTGCGTTTATTCCACTGACTAAAAATAATAATGGTACTCTAACTTCAAGAAGAAACAAAGAGAAGACTCTTTTCTTAAAAGATGGTATTCCTACTATTGATGGCAACATAACTCCAATGCCAGCCACACCAGTAGAAACAAAAACAGCTGCCGATATTACACAGAATCCAGTAGTTATTCGTAAAGCATCCGCGACGACAGTAACACAGAATCTTAATCCAACTGATGAGAGTGGCTTCAGAGATCCAAATAAAGCATACCCAAAATGGATTAATGAACCAGATACCCATCGCCTCGCGAGAAATGAATCTATTGATAAGACAATAGTATTCTCAAAGGAAGCTGGTCGTGTTAAGAGTGTAAAGAAGGCAGATGGATCTACTTGGAGCCAACCTCCTATTCCTTATAATGCAAATTATCCATTTAATCACGTGTTCGCCACAGAGAGTGGTCACATTGAAGAATGGGATGACACCAAAGGAAGCGAGCGTCGTCACTCTTTTCATAAGTCCGGAACATTCTACGAGATTGATTCTAATGGAACTCGTGTTACTCGTATTGTTGGTGATGATTATGAGATCTTAGAACGCAATGGGAATCTTCTAGTTAAGGGCGCATGTAACGTAACCATCCAGGGCAACTCTAATGTGCGTATTGAGAATGACTCCGTTGTTCAAGTACTTGGTAATGCATCAGTAAACGTAACCGGAAACATGACTCATGCTGTTTCTGGTGACTATAAGATTAATGTTGGTGGGCAGTTCTTAGTTGACGCATCGAAGATATATCTGAATAGCGGCAAGGCGAGTGGTGTGGCACTTCCATCAGAAGGTGCTGCAGGTGCTCCTACCTTTGGCGTTCTGACTACAACAAGTAGAACTACTGAGATTGATGCGAATTATGAAACCCCACAGGAAGGTAATTCTGAGGCATTCGTACAACAGAATGTAAGCACTGGTAAAGTTGACCCAGAAGAAACACTTCCAACTACCACTCCGACTACTGAAGAGAAAGTTGTACCAGTGAAAACAGCAGTTCCATCATTTACTACTTGCGGCGATGATATCAAGAATGCAACTGTGTTTACCAGTGGCTTCAAACTGACTGAGCAATACACACTTGGTCAGATCTGCACTGGTGAGAGTGGTATTCCAAGTGGAGTAAACTATGGTATACCAGCAGCTGATATTGTCTGTAACCTTCGTCTGTTGGTCTCTAATTGTATTGAACCAATCAAAGCAAAGTATCCGAATTTAATTATCACTAGTGCCTGGAGATCAGAGGCGCATAATACACGAATCGGTGGATCAAAGACGTCGGATCACTTGAAGGGAATGGCTATTGACTTCCAGCTGAAGGGATTCTCTAGAAAGCAACATTATGATGCTATCATTGAGATTCAGAAGATGTTGCCTGCATTCCGTCAACTTATTCTTGAGTATAAGGGTACAACTACCTGGATCCATATTGCATTCAATATAAATAATAACATTATGCAGGCATTGACAATTGATGCTGCAATCAACAAGACTCTCCAGCCCAGCGGCAGCTACATCCTGAAAGAATAATATGCCAGCAGTAGCACGACTTGGTGATAAATGTTCGGGGCATGGTTGTTTCCCACCAAGAGCAAATGACTCAGCATCATCAGATGTATTTGTAAATAGTATTGGCGCACATAGAGTTGATGATACCTGGGAAGAGCATACATGTAAGAAAAATACTCACACTTCAAAGCTGAATTCTGGTAGTTCTACTGTGTTCGTGAATAATAAGGCTCTCGGACGAATTGGTGATGATGTTGCCTGTGGCTCAGCAATAGCACAGGGTTCTTCAGACGTATTCAGCGGGTAACTAAATAATACATGGCCACAAGAACATTCGTTGACATCGATGCTAGTTTTACGCCGAATCCAGTCACAGGGGATTTGGCAGTAAGAATAGACGACCAGGCAATTAAGTTTGCTGTTCGCTCACTAATAATGACAAATTATTATGAGAGACCATTCCACAGTAACATTGGCTCACCAGTTAATTCTCTCATGTTCGAAAACATGGGACCAAACTTTAAGATTATTCTTAAACAAAGTATCGTCGATACGATAAACAATTTTGAACCAAGAGTTGATGTTTTAGATGTGATAGTAGATGATTCGCCAGATAATAATCGAGTTTACATTACGATTATTTTCAAGATTAAGAACACAGAAAGACCAATCGAGGTCGGGCTAACTCTAACGAGAACACGATGACAAGCAAAAACATTCGAACTGATTCTCTTGATTTCGATGAGATCAAAAATAATATAAAGACATTCCTTCGTGGTCAGTCTCAATTTACTGACTATGACTTTGATGGTTCTGCTCTTAATATTCTAATGGATGTTCTTGCGTATAACACGCATTATAACTCATTGTACACGAACCTCGCAGTTAATGAGATGTTCTTGGATAGTGCGAACAAGTATTCTAGTGTTGTTTCTTTGGCCAAAACTCTTGGTTATAATGCCAAGTCCATTACTAGTGCTAAGGCAAAGATCAATGTAACCATTACTACGAGTACATTTTTCCAGACTTTGGTTATCCCCAAAGGAACTATCTTTCGAGGTAAGGTCGGTGAGGTAGAATATGATTTCGTCGTAGACAGTGATGTTAGTTCACAGGGATTTAGCCCAGACAACATCAATGGAATTTATAGATTTTTCGATGTTACTCTTGTTGAGGGCTATAGATTAACCAAGCAATATCTTGCCACTGATACTGGCTTTGATTTCGCTATTCCAAACCGATTAGCTGATCTCTCGTCACTAATTGTTAGTGTCCAAGATAATGCATCATCATCGATATACACTGGATTTGGCTTCGCCTTTGACACTCTTACTGTTCAGGGTGGCAGTCCTGTTTACTTCATTAAACAAAGAGAAGATCTTTATTATGAGATCTTCTTCGGTAATGATATTATCGGTAAAGCAGTATATCCTGGTAATGTGGTCCATATGAGTTACTTGGTTAGTTCAGGTGCTGTGGCAAATGGAGCAAATAACTTCGTATACTCAAGTGGATTGAATCTTGCCTCTATGACTTCTACTGTTGTGGAGTTGGTTTCTGCTGCGTATGGTGGTGCTGATGAGGAAGACATCGATTCAGTTCGATTCAATGCACCAAGAGCATATGCCTCACAGAACAGAGCTGTGACTGCTGAGGATTATAAGAATATCCTTTACACGAACTATCCGTCTATCGAGACGATTGCTACTTGGGGTGGTCAAGATAATTATCCTCCGGTGTATGGAAAAGTTTATATCTCCGCTAAACCATATGGGGCTAATTCGTTTACTGTGGCAGAAAAAGAAAGTATTGTTAACTTTCTAAAGAATACTAAGTCTGTTGTGTCAGTAACTCCTGTATTTGTTGATCCAGAGTTCCTTAGAGTTGAGTTGACTACTCTAGTCAACTTCAACAAAAATGCAGCTCGTCGAAGCGTCGGAGAAATCCAAAGTCTTATTGCAGCAACTCTAGTCCAGTACGGTGAATCTCTTGGTAAATTCGGTTCGACATTTAGATATTCTAAGGTCGGATCTTTAATCGACAATTCTGATGACTCTATTACTAGTAATGAGACAACTGTTAAAATCAGACATACAATAAATCCTCTGTATAATAAGAACGCCAGATACACTGTGCCATTTGACAATCCTGTATTTGAAAATCCAAATGGTGGCTCGTTTTATTCTACTCGTTTTTATATTCCTCGACTTGAAGATCGTTGCTACTTAACTGATGATGGTATGGGTAATATCGATCTTTATTCAGAAACAGTTGATGGAACTCCTTCTAAAATCAGAACTGTCGGAAAGATATCATATGTTGATGGTCTTATCGATGTGTTTGAGTTAACGATCAGTGGTTTGCATGACAATTTGTTTGAGTTCGTAGTTATTCCTGCGAAGAATGATATATTCCCAACGAGAAAGTATATCATTCAAATGCCAGAAGAGCTGTTAAATATCAGCATGCAAGTCGACAATAATTAAAATAAAATGTTTCAAGCACGTGCATCAATCCGTCCCGTCTGTTCTGCAGTCGCGACTGTTTCTGTAATACGGAAACGTGATATCAATGACGTTCTTCCTGCGCATCTGGTAGAACAACAGTTTCCTTCGTTTATTCGTGAAGACTATCCTAAAATGGTCGACTTCACGAGAGCCTATTATGATTATATGGCTCAGACTGAGAATGGAAGAATAAAGAATCTTAGAGATATTGACGAAACATCAGGTGATTATCTCAATTACTTGATGAACGAACATCTTTACAATGCATCAAAGCCAAATTTCCAGCAGGACTTTGCCGCTGAAGATTTTATTAGATACTCCAGACAGTTCTATGCTGCTAAGGGAACAGAAGAATCAATTAGATTCATTTTCCGTGCACAGGCAGCACAGGAAATTCAGATTGACTACCCATCTGAACTAATCTTCAAACCATCAACTGCTAAATGGTATCAAGAACAGTCAGTAAAGATTGTGATGACAGAGAATTCTATTCCTGCCACTTACTTCGTCGGTAACTATTTAACATTTAAGAATGGTGAAGGAAAAGAGCAAACTGTCCAAGTAACCAATGTAGTCGACTTAACAGTTAAATTGTCAGAGTTTGATTTGTCCACTATTTTTGAAGTATTCTTTACGACAGAATTATTCATCGACGTAGCAATCGGCGATGAGTTAAATGGAACTAATTTTCATTCGACGATTATCCCTTCTCTATCAGAAGTTGAGATTGTTGAGCCAGGAAATAACTTTAGAGTTGGACAGGTAATTAAACTTGATGGTATTACTGGCTCTGGTGCTGTTGCAGTTATTACGAAAGTTCTAGCTGGCGGACAGATTCGAAATCTTAAACTAATCAGGTTCGGTTCAAGTTATGTCACTGACTTCTTTCTTGGTATTAGTCCAGATGGTGTTTTTACTGATACAGGTGCTTCTTTTACTATTACTAATGAGAGTATTGGTGGCGTACTTCCTACCTTTACTCGAGCAATCAAAGATGTTACTGAAGGATTCATTGAGAATCAATCTATATTAAGATCAGATTATGTTCTCAATGATTCTGGTGGGTCTACTCCAATGTATACCTATCCTGGATATGATGGTATATACGTTTCTCAGTTATCAAACCGACAAGTGTTCTTCCTCGAAGAAAACTATTCTGCACTTCTATTATGTAAAATTGGTGCGATTTGTACATATCCAGGCAAGTATCTAGATCAGACTGGTATGCCTTCGAATGCCAGTGTTCTACAGGATAATAATTACTATCAAGACTTCTCATATGTAATTAAGTCTACTGTTGATATTGATAACTACAGAGATACTATTACGACTCTTGCTCACCCAGCTGGCTTCAAGATGTTCGGTGAACTATCGATTGATAATGAGTTCTATAGTAATTCTGATATTGCATTAACTACTGTATCTGTCGGAATCCAATCTGGAGTAACTATTCCAGAAAGTACTACAACAATTTCTTTATTGAGGCAACTGAGATCTTCATTGAGTACAAAGATTACGACCGTAGCCAATCTCACTCGCCTCACTGTTGTCTAAATAATAAACAATTCTACCTCGGATAATTATGCAATTACAAGATACATTCAAAGTAACTGGAAATGTTGTACTACGTCGATATGATGAGAATGGTGTTCTGAATCTCGAGCGTGAACACAAGAACCTCGTAGTTACTGCTGGTAAACAACTAATTGCAGCGAGGTTGGCTTCTGACACTCGCGCAGCAATTAACATTACTGCTACCTCTGGTACGGGTTTAGTAGCAACAATTACATATGGTCTTCAAACAGTTGTTCCATATGAAGTCGGTTCGTATGTAACTATCAGTGGAGTTGTTCCGACTGGTTATAATGGAACTTACAGAGTAAAGACTGTATCTACGACCCAAATTACGATAGATAGTACTGCGACGGGTTCTTTTGTAGCTCCTACGCCTCCAGCAGTTTCTATTATCAATTCATTGTTTAATGGCACCATTAAAACAATGAGAATTGGTGAGAGTAATACAGTAGCCAACCTCAGCGATATTTCATTGGTGAATCAGGTTGGTAGTGTTACTTTATTCTCAAGTGCTTATAGTGTCGCCAATGGAACAGCAGATATTGTTTATATTGCTCTCTTTCCTGCAGGAACTGGAACCAGTACAGCAGGAATTGCAGAAGCAGCATTAATGAATGAGAATGACATAATGCTCTGTAGAACAGTGTTTCCTCTTATCACAAAGTCTGCGGTACAGTCATTAGCAATCTTCTGGACAGTAACTATAAACTAATAAGATGTCATCAATTATTACACACCAATTAAGAAAAGCCATCGCTGATGCTATCTACGATGATATCTTTTCAAGAAGAAACAACTATTACTATTTCTTCGGTCGATATCTAGACTCAGAAACTGTTCCTGATGCGCCAAGTGGAACTCTTACTTATGAGACCACAACCAGAAACCATATTGTCGCAGCAAAGAAGATATACGTATCAGATGTAGCATTTATTGTTCCTAGATTTGATTGGGTAAGTGGATCATCTTATGCGAAGTATAATACACTAATGGATGGTGATATTAGTTCTGCTGGTCCAAAATTTTATATTTACGATTCTGTTAATTTTAGAGTATATAAATGTATCGATAACTTTGGTGGTGGTGCATCTACAGTTCGACCAACTAGTACAGAGGCATTTAATGTAACTTATTCTGATGGCTATGTGTGGCGCTATATGTATAGCCTACCAAAATCCATCAGAAATAAATTCCTCACAGGAGATCACCTTCCGGTGTTTACTGCTCTTCAGAAACGCTACTATTCTGATGGTGGTCTTGGCGATATTACTATCGTTAAAGCAGGAGCAAACTATACTCAGTCTACAGCAACCATAACAGTAGTTGGTGATGGTTCTGGTGCTGTGCTTACTCCTGTTATCGTTAATGGACAGCTCGGCGATATTATTGTAACAAATCCAGGCAGAGACTATACTAGAGCGGTATTGATTATTGCTGACAGTGGTTCCGGATCTGATGCAGAAGCAGTTGTTGAGTTAAACACAGGCGACCTAGACAGTGACCAAGCACTCGTTGAGTTGTTGACAACTTCTGGAACAGTAGATACTGCAGAGGTATTAACTGGAGGTGCTGGTTATGTGACAGCATCAGTTAAAGTTATTGGGGATGGTACTGGCGCAACTGCTCAGGCAGATATCGGAACCAGTGGCGCCATTACTAAGATTATTATCACAAATAAAGGTGAGAATTATTCATACGCATCTTTAGTAATTACACCACAGGCGACACCAGCTATTACAGCAGCAGCAGCAACTCGAGTCAATGTATCACCATTCCTTGGTCATGGAAGAAATGCAGTTGATGAGTTGTTCGCTGACCAGTTGATGTTCTATTCTAATATTACCTCAGACAGACTTGCTGATTTTGATGTAGTTACTCCTTATAAGCAATTCGGAATTATCAAGAATCTACGTAATCTGGATTATACATCAAACATCTATGATCAGGTATCCCCGAATCGATATCAAGTAGAGGCTGACTTTGGACCACAGGTAACATTCGTTGGCGGTGGTGGTGTCGGTGCTAAGGGTCGCGTCAATGTAACTGGTAATTTTGTATCGGATGTGCGGATTGAAAGTTCTGGTGCTGGTTATACATCAACGCCAACAGTATCTTTCGGTAAACAACTAACTATAACTGGATCACCTCCTGCCTCTAGAACATCTACTGTTGCTACCGCTAATTTCGCAGCACAACCTGTTGCTCCGTATCCAGTAGGATCTAGTGTCATAGTTACTGGACTAAGTCCTGCTAACTTTAATGGAACATTCGTTGTAACTGCTTGCACTACAACTAGCGTGTCTTGGGAAGATACTAATGGTGCTGGTAATGCGACTGGGACGGGAACTGTTGTTACTTCTGGTTCTGGAGCCACTGCTGTTGCTACTATTGATGCAAAACTAAACACCACATCATTGACTTATGGTGGTGTTGGTTATGCATCAGCACCTGGAGTTACATTATCTGCTACAGATGGAAGAGGTGGTGTCATAACAGCCACAACAAGTCTTGGAGTTGGTGCTGTTGTTATTACCAATCAAGGAAGTGGTTACGCTACTGTGCCTACAGTAGCATTCACTGGAGGTACTGGCTCAGTTGCTGCTCAAGCCACAGCAGTTGTTTCTGGTGGTAAAGTAGTTAAGGTTATTGTCACTAATCCAGGACAATATTCTGTGATTCCAACCGGAGTAACTTTCTCAGGCGGCGGCGCAGCTGCAGGAACTGCTATTTCCACGTTTACAACGAATGCATTGACGATAAGTAATATTGGAACTGGGTATACAGTAACACCAACATTGACATTTAATGGGTCATGCGGAGTTTCTGATATTGCAGTAGATGATCCAGGAACAGGATTCTATATGGGTGCGAGTCCAGCCATTACCTTCAAAGGTGGTGGTGGCAATGGAATGTCAGCAACTGCTTATGTTAATAATTGCGTAAGAAGCACAGTTATTTCGAATCCTGGTTCTGGTTATTTCCAGGCTGGTGCTCTGATTCCAACTACGACATTCACATCAATAACTGGAAACAAACCAGTAGCCACAGTTACTTCTAGATTAGTGACACAAAAATCATCTAGTGGTTCTGGTACTGGTGCCACATTCACTATTACAACCACTGGTTCTGGATTGACATATACTGGAGCTGGAGTAACGACTATTACTCTGGTTTCAGCTGGTAGTGGTTATGCCGTAGGAAATACAGTAACTATTAGTGGCTCGGCATTAGGTGGTTTGGATAGTGTTAATGACTTAACATTTACTCTTGCTACAGCAGTTGGTGCATTACCAGTAGTTACATTCACTGGATCTGGAACCAATGCAGCTGGTACTGCAGTTGTTTCCGGTGGTAAAGTAGTTGGTATTACAATTACCAACAGAGGTGCTGACTATGTTCCTCTTGGTGGTATTCTTTCTACTACTGCATTCTCATCTATTAATGGAACTAAAGTAGCAGGAAACGTAACTAATCTGATCGTGGCGCAGAGATTAACTAGTGGAGGTGGTACTGGTGCTAGATTTAGAATAACAACAACTGGTGGTGCTGGATCTTATACCAGTGGAACAACAACAATTTCAATGGTTTCAGCTGGTAGTGGATATACTGCAACAAATACAGTAACTATTGATGGAGCAAACTGGCCAGGTGGTGTTACTGGAACCAATGATCTTACGTTTAACCTGGGAACTGTTTCTGCTGCTAACACAACAGTAGCTATTGCCGCACCAACTACGGGTACTACTGCATCTGGTACAGCAAGTTCTATTTCGGGGACTGTCTTGACAGTTGCCGGCACAGTAACTGGTACATTCTCTGTTGGTATGACATTGACTGGTACTGGTGTAACAGCTGGTACTGTGATCACCAGTTTCGGAACAGGTACTGGTGGTGCTGGTACATATAACTTAAACATAAACAACGGGACTGTAACATCTACAACGATTACTGGTACTATAGTTGCTACTGCGAGTGTTGTTCTTACTTGCGGTATTTCTCATATTAACCTGACTAATCCAGGTACTGGCTATACTTCTGCTCCGATTATTGATACTGTTGAAAATAATGGACTCAGAGCTGAATATAAGATAACTCCAGTTTTGGGAAAGGCAACAGGATCAGCAACAGTAACTGGTTATCTGAAGTCGATTACTCTAACTGGTAATGGCAGCGGCTATACTTCTGCTCCTGCAGTCGTTCTTTCTGGTGGCTCACCAACAACAGCAGCAGTCGCCTATTCAAAGGTAGTTGGTGAAGTCACTTCTATTACTATCGATGAAGGTGGGGCTGGATATACTAGTCGTCCATCGGTAATCATATACGGTGGTGAGGGTTCTGGTGCATCATATGTCGCGAACATTGATAGTTCTACTGGAAAAGTTACTACTCCTACTAAGGTTAAGGGTGGCAGTAATTATGTAATTACTAAATTCGCTGACTTCACAATTGGTACTACTTTAATTGACACTCAACTTAATGAGTATGTTGTTCATTCAGCTAAGACTAACTTGAAGAACAACTCTCTTATTATTACTTCTAACAATGGATATCCAGTTGTCGGAAGAATGACTATTCGTAAGAAGAATGCATCTGATTACTTTATTACTAACACAGCACTTAGCCAGAAATTCCTAGAATCTCGTTTTCCTGTTGCTTGTTATAAAGTAAGAGGTAGTTTTACTTTAGCAAATTACCCTGCGAATACTACTGTAACATTAACTGACCAAGCGAATGGTAATAAGACATTTATCGTTATCTCTTCTAAAACTTTTGACACTGGCATAAATGAAATGTTGTTGATGCCTATCGATGGTGGCATCCTAAATAATGGTGTGTCCCTTTCAAATAATGGGGCAAATCCTTTCTCAGTAATATCTTACGACGAGCCTGCATTGGATAGAAGAACTGGTGATATGTTAATGATATCAAACAATAATTCTTCTTTTACCCAGAACAGCGATCAAACTCTCTCATTCAGAACTATCATAAATTTCTAATATGACAACATACAACCGCGATCCATACTTCGACGATTTTGACAAATCAAAGAATTTCGTCAAGATCCTGTTCAAACCAGGTGTGTCTGTCCAAGCGAGAGAGTTGACTCAGCTACAAACAGCAATTCAGGAACAGATCAAATCGGTTGGTGGTTTTCTCTTTAAGAATGAGTCACTCGTAACTGGTGGTAACAGCAGAACATTCTCTGCTGTATGGATCGACGTCGTAGCTACTGATCTTTCTGATTATGTTGGTAAGTCATTTGTCGGAGAAAGTTCTGGAGGAAAGGCACAAGTTATTTCGTATAAGAATAACGTTACATCTGGCGTTTCTAGATTGTATTTCGTTTACAAGAATGGTTATAGATTCCAGAGCGCAGAACAGTTAACTGAGGATGTTCTATCACCATCAGTGGCATCAGTAGTCACTACGAATACAGATTCCAACAGTGGTATGGCGATGGCATATACCATCTCTGAATCAGTATTCTTCGTCAAAGATTATTTCGTCGTTTGTTCTGAGCAAACCATCATTATTTCTGAGAATGCAACACCAAGTGCCAAGATTGGTCTCTCAGTAACTGAAGATATTATTACATATCAAGACGATGCAACTCTGTTGGACCCAGCAACTGGATCATATAATTACGCAGCACCAGGTGCTGATCGTGTTTCGATTAGCCTAGATCTAGTTGTGTATCCATTCGATCCAGTTGCAGATCTGGATGCTGAGTTTATGGTAGAGAACACTGAAGACAACTTCATTGAACTCGCTCGATATAATACTGGTGCATTAGTTAAGAGTTTGACTAGTCCAAATCTTGGGCCTCTGGAAAGTGTTCTTGCAAGAAGAACATATGATGAATCTGGTGACTACACTGTTCGCTCCTTTAAGACGAAAGTAGTAAACAACGTCAAGAAAGATGGGTCCAAGTTAAGTCTTGCTATTGAGCCAGGAAAAGCCTATGTTAAGGGTTTTGAGTTCGAGACTACATCAACTCTTTTTCTGGATCTAGACAAAGCCAGAGAAACTAGTACAGTTAATAATTTCTATGGTGAAGCTGCATTCGGTGATTATTTCATTATCAATCATCCAACTGGTGGGTCACTTACATACACAGATAATCCAGAAATCAATTTAGTGAATGTGTCCTCCGCAGTAATTGGTACTGCGAGAGTTAGATATATTACTAGACATGATGCTACGAAATTGAAGTTGTATGTTTATAATGTAAAGTTTACTACTAGCTCTACGGCAGCAGTAACAACAGTTACCAATACTCCTTGGACTGCTACTGTTGATGGAACCAATACAAATAAACTGTATCGTGGAAAGAATACGCAATTTCTTATTCCATTCACGCGTAGTCCAATTAAGTCAGCAACGGATATTAGTTACACCTCGCAAATTCTTCTAACTTGCACAGCTACCACAACGGCGATTAGCCCACCGACGACTCTTAGTGTTGGTAAGACTTACTCATCGAGCAATCCAGATGATTATGTTGTTATCAATAATTCAACCAATGCTGTGGTAACTGGTTTTACTGTTAGTGTTAGTGGTGCGCAGACATTTACTTTGACTGGGACGTTCACTGCTGTTCCTCACTCTGTTTACGCAAAGATTGCTGTTTCTGTACCAACAGTTAAATCTAAAGTTAAAACGACAGCTACTGTTTATCTAACGAACAGCAATAACAGAACAATCTCTCTTGGTGTTGCAGATCCATATCGAATTGTTTCTATCTTGGCAAAAGATAGTATTAATAGTGTTACTCCACTAAACGTAACTGGTAGATATTATCTTGATAGAGGGCAGAAAGACAGTTACTATGATTTCGGTAAATTAGTTCTTCGTAATGGTCAACAATCAGCGAATACCGCAACATATACTCGTCTTGAAGTAACTCTGGAGTATTTTGCTTCACCACAGACGAATGGTTATTATTCGATTGATTCTTACAATACAGATACAGAAACTGCATCTTTACTTGTTCCTTATGAAAATGTTCCTTCGTTTACTGCATCGAATGGAGCTGTTGTTTCATTGAGGGATGTTATTGACTTCAGAGCAAAGCGTACTGCTGTTAATACATTCACAACTTGCACTTTGGCTAGCCCAATCTCTAGAATTACCGTAACAAATGCATCTGGAACAGGAACAGAAGCAACTATTACATTCGGTGCCTTAACAGTTGCTCCTTATGTAGTTGGTCAGAAAATTACTGTTGAGGGTGTAACTCCTACTGGATATAATGTCCAAGATGCGATCGTAACTGCTTGCAATACAAATACCGTAAAATACAAAAATACTACAAGTGCAACTTACACTAGTGGTGGTTTTATATCCACCCCAGAGAACCCAGTTGCGTTTTTGTTATCTGGTGATGAGTTTATTTCACCTTCTAGTAATATTACTTCTGACTTCGAGTTCTACCTTCCCAGGACTGATAAACTAATTATCACCAAAGAAAAGAGATTCGACCTTATTCAAGGTGTTTCTTCGGAAAATCCACAGATCCCATCTGATTTGTCAGATGCTATGACAATCTATACAGTGGACATTCCTGCATATACTTTTAGTGCCGCTGAAGTTAAGTTGAACTATATCGAAAATCGCCGCTACACAATGCGTGATATCGGTAAGATTGATAAGCGTCTCGATCGTCTTGAGTATTACACCTCGATGAGTTTGCTTGAGAAGCAGGCATCTGACGAAGTTATTGTCGGTGCAACTGGCGTTGATAAGTTCAAGAATGGCATTCTTGTTGACCCGTTTGCAGGTCACGGAGTTGGTGACGTAGGATCCAGTTATTATTCTTGTTCCATTGATGGTATGACGAGAACTCTTCTTCCAAGATTCGCAACTTCTTCGTTTAACTTTGACATCAATCTTGCTGAAACAAGTAGTACTAACTACTCAAAGAAAGATGACCTGATTACACTCCCATATACAACAGAAGTGTACTTATCCAACTATCAGGCAACGAACTGGCAAAACTTAAATCCATATGCTGTTTTCTCCTGGAACGGCGAGATTAAGTTAAACCCAGCTACTGATAACTGGACAGATACGACTACTCGCCCAGATGTTATCGTTAACATCAATGGTGATAAAGACGCATTTACTATTATTGCTGATGATGTTGCTAATCCAGCATCTGTTGGTGTACAATGGAATGACTGGCAAACTAACGTCAAGGGCGTAACAGTAACTCCGACGACCACGAAAACTGTTGGAGTTAGTACTGCTCTGCAAGGATCCCAGGCGATTCAGTCGACCTCAACGACTACTACAACTACCTTAACTACTTTAACAAATCAAACAGCTCTTAGAACAGGTATTGAAGTAGAAAGTTCAGCTGTATCCACAGTCACTCGAGATCTTGGAAATAAAGTCGTAGATACTTCTATCGTTCCATTCATTAGATCTCGTGTTGTTGATTTCTCAGCAACTAAGCTAAAACCAGCAACGCAACTATTTGCGTCATTCGATACGGTCGATGTTACTGCTTACTGCACACAAGCACCAGTAATATATGTAACGACTATAAAGGATGCTACTTATGTTCGCAAGATCGGAACTGGAAAGGCAGGTAATATCATTCTGTTGAAGACTGACAGAGCATATGTCAAGATGGATAGTGATCAATCATTATTCTCTGTTGGTGACACAGTTGAGTGGTTAGTTAATAATAATTGGGTAACTGGTAGTACCATTACTGAAGTTAATGGTCCAGTAGATGATACATTAGTTACTGATGAGAATGGAGACGTAGCTGGTTATTTCTTAATCCCAAATAACAATGACACGAAGTTCCGCACTGGTGAGCGTCCATTTAGACTGGCTGACACTCTAGGTATTCAACCAGTAACTGCAGCTGAGACGAAATATGTTGCTCAAGGTCTCGCAATGTCTATTCAGAAAGACATTGTTGCTACTCGAGTAGTTACGGTTGCAATTAACCCAGTACAACAAGCAGTAAATTCAACATCTACAACTGTTTCATCATCTAGCGAAACTTCTGTAGTTCAGAAGAATGTCACTGTTCGTTGTGGAGAAACACAGGCTGGTTCAGGCGCAACTGGTCGTTACGTGTATGACATTGACTTCGGTACTGATATCGGTCAATGTGGTGTGAACTATGATGCTACTGGTATCCCAGATCGCTATACTCTTGTTTGGAATGGTCAAACAATCAGCAGTGGTTTCCGAGGTAGTGTTGCTAATGCAGGAAATGCATCATATTACAATAATGAACTAAATGCAAGAGGATATCCGTCAGTTACTGGCGTAATCGATACTAATAATCCTTCTGCTGGTAAGTTGCGTTTCACGAAGACGGAAATCTTCCCAAATAAAGCGCAACTAATTGTTGATGCTCCTCTGTCTGGAACACGTTGGGCATGGAAAGCAATTTGTCCAGGTAAGACTGATAACCTTCTTCCAGAAACTGATGGTGGTCGTCTGTCTGTTAGTGTTGATGCTCCTTCTACCACGAACACGACGTATAAGTCAGTTATTGGATCCCACCCGAACCATAATCGCAGAGAAACTCCATTCATCACAACATCGGCAACTGGAGTTGCCTTTAACTTTACCGTTAAGATCGATGGCAACCAGGATATTCCTAATGGGACTCCAGTTACTATTACATCAATGGGTCGTTCGGAGTCGACGACCAATGGTCGCTGGGCTTCCTTTGCAACAGGAACGAGATTCTTAATCGGATCAGGAACTTCTGTGTTTGGTGCAGGTATACTGGCATTCCTTCCTGGGTTGGCTGGTAAAGACGTAACATTCCCGTATGCGACTACTGTTGGTTCGACTCTTACATTTACTGCTTTGTATGATTTTACGGCCAATGGTAAATCACAGGGAATGAATGTATCTGGAAGTTTACGTAATCCAGTTTCTACGATTACTGTTAATGCACAATTATCAACGGCAATAGATGGATCATTCGCTGCAGCAAGCGCATCAGATTCTGTGGTTCATACTTCGACGTATGATCGTTGGGATTACTCAAACTGCAGACATGATCCACTGGCGCAGACGTTCTTTGTCTCATCTACTGAAAACGAAGATGGCATTTTCGTAGATAGCGTTGATTTGTTTTTCAAGTCTAAAGATGACAACGGAACAGTTCCAGTAACTGTTCAGATTCGCCCGACAGTAAATGGATACCCATCGTCAGATACTGTACTACCATTCGCTACTGGTGATGTTCTTGCCAAAGATGTTGTTGTTTCGGAACAATCTAGCACAAGTAAGGCAGCTACGAGATTCACTTTCCAAGCTCCTGTGTTTTTATCCCCAGACACAGAATATGCGCTAGTTATTATGGCTAATTCTGATAAGTTTGAAACATACACTTCCAGAATCGGTGAGTTCTTGTTGTCTAATGCAAATGTTCGTTGCACGAAACAACCATTGTCTGGATCATTGTTTACCTCGCAGAATGGAACAACATGGACCGCAGTTCAAACTGATGACCTGGTATTCCGCGTTAACAAATGTTTGTTTGGTATTGATGTTGAAAGACCAGTTGTTCTTACTGCCAGCATTCCAGCTGAATTGAAAACCAGCCAAGACTATGATTATGACACCATCTTCATCGATGGTGAAGTATTAGACTTCGCCAATACAAATATCAATTATTCTTTTAAGACTGCTCAATTAGCTGGTACAGTATACGCAAAAGATTCTTCTTGGAATAATTACCAATTAGGAAGTAACGTAGTTATGCCATCGAGAAAGACTCTCGATATGCAAGATCCGACCACCTTGCGCGTTCTTTGTGCAATGAGAACAAGTAATAGAGATATTAGTCCTGTTATTGACTTGAACAGATTATCAACTGTTCTTATTAAGAATATTATTAACAACAACTCACACAGTGAAACTGATGATACTCTGGCCACAGTTTTATCAGTAGCAGCATCTTCTAGTGTTGTTACAGTTACAACTTCTGCTGCTCATGGATTCGTTGCTGGTGATAATGTTTTTGTCTATGCGAACCAGACGAATGAAGTTAATGGATTAGTTACCATTGCTTCTGTTGGTACGACTACAATTACGAATGATAATTTCACATATTCTCGTTTCGATGGCGGTGGAGTTGTTTCTACTACAGCGCAGGGTGGTACTGTTACGCGTAATGCTCAGGCTCTGTCAAGGTATATTACGCGTAAGGTGACTCTTAATGCAGACTTCTACTCAACTGACCTAAAGGCATTCTTCCTGGCGAATATCCCAGCTGAGTGCTCTGTCATTCCTTACTATAGAGTAACGAGCCTTTCAGATCCTATCCTGGAGGATAATGATTGGATTAAAATGGAGCTTGATACTGTCGGAACTCCTAACTCTGCTGGGTTCGCTGAATATAAATATAAGACACCAAACATCATATCATCAAATACCGTTGCTCTACCGACTGGTGAACTGTATGGAACTTTCAGCGTGAAGTTAGTTATGTTGTCTAGCAACCCTGTTAAGGTTCCACAAATTAAAGATCTACGAGTGATGGCACTAGATGACTGATAATTATTTGAAAGTAATCGATGCTCCGGGTCTTTTGCGAGACCCGTACTCGAAGGCTCTTGTTAATGCAGATGTCTCTGCTCTCAACGAGCACAAAAAGAAAAAGAGAGCAATGAATGCTATTCTAAATAATAGCAAAGAGTTAGAGGCAAGAGTGGACGAATTATCATCGAAGATGAATAACATCGAAATAATGTTAACAAAATTGTTAGAGAAACAATCAAATGGCTAATTTAGTTTATCGCAAAAGTTCCACTCCTAGTGCAAACGTAATTAATGCGTTCAAGGGATCTCCTTTAACGAATGATGAATTAGATAATAATTTCTTTGGTATTGACGCTGAGGTTCAAACTAAGGCACCAATCAATAATGCTGTCTTCACTGGTTCGACGACAATACCGAATATTATTGCCACTGGTGGTACTATTAACAGCGTTTCGATTGGATCTACTGGTACATCAAGTGGCGCATTCACGTCATTATCTGTGACTAATAATGCCGCTATCAATGGTGGCAGCATTACATCCACTGCTACGACATTTAATTTAGTTAACACAACAGCTGCTACAGTAAACTTTGCTGGAGCTGGAATTTCAGTTAATATTGGCGCGCCAACTGGAACAACAACGATCAATAATGCTAATTTAGCGATTACTGGTAATGTTAATGTCGGTTCATCAAAATTTACAGTTACTGCATCAAATGGCAACACTGCAGTTCTTGGTACTCTTGCGGTAACTGCTGCGACTACGTTATCTAGTACTCTTGGTGTTCCTAATAGTCTTTCTACTCTGCATTCATTAACAGTAACTAATGCGACTACGCTATCTACTCTTAGTGCAACTACTGGGTCATTTAGTGGTCAGGTAACATCAACCGTAGCAGATGGAACTACTCCATTCTTAGTTACATCAACTACCAAAGTAGCAAACTTAAACGCAGATAGAGTTGATAATTTCTCAGCAGATCAAGCAAATACTTTATCAACAATTGTTGTTAGAGATGCATCTAAAAATATCAATATTAGTAATGCAGTAATGTCTGGAGCTACCTCTGGAACTACTACTTTACAACCAACAGCTATTTCTGGTACTAGTGTTATCACTCTTCCGGCAGCAACTGATACACTGGTTGGTAAAGCAACAACTGATCAATTAACTAACAAGACAGTAAATCTTACAGACAATACATTAACTGGAACTCTGGCTCAGTTTAATACTGCACTTAGTGATGCTGATTTCGCCACTCTTGCTGGTGCCGAAACACTTACATTTAAGACAGTAAATCTTACAAGCAATACGTTAACTGGAACTCTGGCTCAGTTTAATACTGCACTAAGTGATGCTGATTTTGCTACTCTTACTGGTAACGAAACACTTACATTTAAGACATTAACTAGCCCAACAATAAACACTGCCACTATCTCTGGTGGAACAATCAATAACACTGTGATTGGTGGGACAACAAAGGCAGCTGGGTCATTCACTTCTTTGACTGCGGATTCATTAACTTCCATAGTTACAACAGGCACCGCGCCACTGACAGTCACCTCGACTACGAAGGTAGTTAACTTAAATGCAGATAGAGTTGATAATATAGCATTCGGTACTCCAGTAGCTGCAGGTGGAGTACCTTACGTTAGCGCAATATCTGGATCTGATTATACTATTGGGTTTATTGGAGCGAGTACTGCTGGAACTGTTCTTGTGTCTGGGGCAGCTGGAGCACCATCATGGGTCGCTGCTTCTGGATTTAGTGCAGGAAGTTCTTTCGCTTCTACTCATATTAACAATGGTAACAATGGTGACTTATTATATCAAGAAGCAGTCACTGTTGCTATAACTACGACCAATGCAAGCGCAACAGCGGCAGTTCCGTCTGTTGCAACAAGTGGAATTAAGGTTGGTCAATTAGTTCTGGAAGGCGGCGGTGTCTTTCCTGGTGGAACTTATGTTTTAAGTATTAATACTGTAGCAAATACTATTACATTAAGTAGTAATGCCACTGCTGGTGCCACAACATCAACTAAATTCTTATCAACAGAGAAATTAGCTCTTGGAACAGCAGGTCGAATTCTTACTGCTGGTGCTACTGCACCAACTTGGTCTAACTCGCTTAGTCTTGGCGGTACTCTTGGTGTTAGTGGAGTTTCTACTCTCAATTCTGCTGTTATAACTACTTCCGCAACAGTAGGAACAACGCTAGGTGTAACTGGCGCTACCACTCTTTCGAGTACGCTAGGAGTAACTGGTGTTTCTACTCTGAATTCTGCTGTAGTAACAACTAGCGCAACAGTAGGAACCACGCTAGGTGTAACTGGAGCTACCACTCTTTCGAGCACGCTAGGAGTAACTGGTGTTTCTACACTAAATTCATTAACAGTAACTAATGGTGCCACAGTAGGAACAACGCTAGGTGTCACTGGTAACACGACCCTAACTGGTACTCTAGCCCATGGCGGATTATCACCATCATCTGGTACGAACGTTGACCAGCTAGTCACTGTTAATGATATTTCTCTGGTTGTTACTGCTGACTGGGTTAATACTAGTGTAAACTTCGCAGAACTCGCTACTGGTTCGTATATAATTCAGGTAAGTACCAATAACAACGAATACTATACAGGTATTATGAGTTGGTATTCTGCAAATATTGACTCAACAGTAACTGATGAGATTGTCTTACATAGAGCATCAGCTGGTTCAGAAACAAGTAATCTGTTCCTGAAAATTGAAAGAACAGACCAGCTCTCCTCTGAAAATATGACTCTTCAAATTAGTTCATCTGTCGCGAGAACTGCTGCGAATTATACATATAAATTCCGCAGAATGATCTAATCTCTAAATAAACAAACACCTCTGATTCAAAAGAAGGGATGAGGAAATGACATTCAAAGTCAAAGACGGCTTATCAGTCGGCGCGAACACAGTTATAGATGGATCTGGTAATATTACCACACCAGCAAACGCGAAAGCCACGTTAGCCAATGGTTCAACAACTGCTGCTCTAAACCTTGGAACTGGCTCTGTTGATCCATCAGGGTTGGTAACTGGTGACGTCTGGAATAATAATGGTGTTCTAAAGATCCGACAATCTGGATCAGTTACGAAGACCGTCGCATTCCTCGATAGCACAATTACTGGTAACGCAGCGAACGTAACAGGAACTGTTGCGACCGGAAATGGTGGAACTGGTATTACAACAACGCCACCTGCTGGTGCTATTGCTTATGGTACAGGTAGTGCCTTTGCATTCACCGCTGCAGGAACTTCTGGACAGTATCTTACATCAACTGGTACTGGAGCTCCTTCTTGGGTCGCATTACCTACCACGATAGCGAATGCCAATAATGTCGCGATCACAGACACAAGTGTCGCTGGTACGCATTATCTGCATTTTGGTGCCCTGACAACAGGTAATGATGCAGTAAAAGTATCTTCTACTAAACTAACATTTGTTCCTAGTACTGGTAATCTAGCTACTACTGGTTCAGTTAGATCTGGCAGTGATGGTGTAATTATTAGTGGTTCCACTAGTGGAACATCAACAATAAAAGCAACGGATGGCGCAACAGCAACATTTACTTTTCCAACGACAAGTGGAAATATAGTTACCACGGGCGATTCTGGTACTGTTACTAGTACAATGATCGCAGATGGTACTATCACTAATACTGATATTAACGCATCAGCAGCAATCGCTGTAAGTAAGTTAGCAGCATCAACTATATCCGGTGTTACTCTTGGAAATAACCTCTCCTCTCTTACACTCGGTACTGGTCTAATTGGAACATTTTATAATGGGTCAGCAGCAGTTACTACTGGTCTTGCTACAATCGCTGGATTGACCGCAGCAACATATGGTAGTGCTACACAAATTCCAGTAATCGGAGTTGATACCACTGGAAGAATTATTTCTGCATCCACTTCTACTATTACTATCGGAGCAGGTACTCTTACTACTGAGGCATCAACTGCAGGATCAACAAATACTACTGTTGCACTATCCTTAGATGTAGCCTTTAACGCAAATTCAACTGCTAACTCAAAAATAAAGTCTGTTGTTGGTCCATCTATTACTGCTCTTGCGACGATAATGGCTGCGGCTCCGAATGGTATACTCTCCAAGACTGGTGTAGATACTTATGGTATTGCGACGAATGCACCTACAGCTACTACGTTGGCAACTGCTCGTACTATCAATACTGTTTCGTTCAATGGATCAGCTGATATCATTGTATCAACAGGCGGAACTGGTGTTACTGTGACAGGAACATCAATCGCAATTGGCCAGGCAGTAGGTACTTCTAGTAATGTGCAGTTCCAAGCCATTGGTGTTGGACAAGCAGCTGGAACAGTTGGTACAATTACTGCGACAAGTTTCAACAGTATTACTGGTTTGAGTCTTACTGCAACTGCTCCATTAGTTGCCGGAACAGCAACTGGAGGAACAGCAACATTGGTATCAAGAGAAGACCACGTTCACCCAGTACAAACCACAGTATCTGGTAATGCAGGTAGTGTTACTAATGGTGTTTATACTAATGCAACAAACACTTTAACTGGTGCTAATGCTTTCAACGGCACTACTGTTATACATACGTTTGGTAATGTGAATGGTTTATATACTGGGCATATTCAACTTGGTGGTCGTAGTATTCGAAAGTTAACGGCAGGCAATGCAATTGAACTCGTCGATGCCGCAGGAACAACAACTACGCATACATTCGGTGATGCAGGTACATTGGCTGTTACTGGTGCTATTACTGGATCTAGTTTCAATAGTATTACTGGTTTGAGTTCCACGAATCCTGTGGTCGCTGGTACTGCTGATATCGGATTAGCGACCACAGCAGCGCGAGCTGATCACGTTCACCCAGTACAAACCACAGTATCTGGTAATGCAGGTAGTGTTACTAATGGTGTTTATACTACTGCAACAAACACCTTCACTGGAACGAATGCATTTAACGGCACAACAATTCATACGTTCGGTAATGTGTCCGGTTCGTATACAGGGTATTTTCAGTTGGGTGGTCGAGGGTTCCGAAAGTTAACAACAGGAAGTTCAATTGAAATTATCAATGCAGCGAATACAACAGTAACGCATACATTAACTGATGCTGGTGATTTCACCGCAGCAGGAAATGTTACAGCCTACTCCGATATCCGCCTCAAGAAAGACTTAGTTCAGATTCCAAATGCTCTGGATAAAGTACAGAAACTGACTGGATATACATATACTCGTACTGATAGTGGTCAGAGACAGACTGGACTGATAGCGCAGGATGTTCAGAAAGTATTGCCAGAAGCAGTTGTAGATGGAGAACATCTCTCATTGGCTTATGGAAATCTAGTTGGTCTTTTGGTCGAGGCAATTAAAGAACTTAATTATAAAGTTGATTCACTAGAAGCAGAATTAAAGAGAAAATAAGAAATGGCTTTAGCTACAACTGGAGCGATATCTTTCAGTCAAATTCAAACCGAGTTTGGCGGCGGTAATCCTATTAGCCTGAACGAATACTATGCTGGTGGAGTATACACTATAGCGGGTACCAGCGGAACAAATGGTGCTGTTCCTGGCAGCGGTGCTATTTCTATGAGTAGTTTTTATGGTACTGAAAGAATTAATGTAAGCGCCAGAGTTATATTCGGATATGGGTATAACGATACATCAACCAACGTATCTGTTACCAACCTAGTATCAAACACAGGCGTAGTTGCCGCAGATACCACAGGAGTTGGTACTGCTAGACGCCTTATAGCAGCGGCTGGTTATGGTGGTGACAAGGCTATATTTGGTTATGGATATATCACCGCCAGCGTATCTTTGAAAAACCTAGTATCCAATACAGGTGTAGTCGCCTCAGATGTCGCGGGTGTGGGATCTGCTAGATACTCTTTAGCAGCGGCTGGTTATGGTAATGACAAGGCTATATTTGGTTATGGATATACCACCGCCATCGTATCTTTGAAAAACCTAGTATCAAACACAGGCGTAGTTGCCGCAGATGTCGCGGGTGTGGGATCTGCTAGATACAACCTGGCGGCGGCTGGTTATGGTGGTGACAAGGCTATATTTGGTTATGGATATACCACCGCCAACGTATCTGTTACCAACCTAGTATCAAACACAGGCGTAGTTGCCGCAGATACCACAGGAGTTGGTACTGCTAGACAGTTTGTAAGAGCAGCTGGTTATGGTGGTGACAAGGCTATATTCGGATATGGATTCACTACTAGCGCCGCTTACTTTAACATCACCAACCTAGTGTCCAACACGGGAGTGGTTGCCAGCGACTCCGCAGGTGCAGGCACTGCTAGAGGCGGTCTGGCAGCCGCCAGCTATGGCGGTGATAAAGCCATATTCGGTTATGGGAGTGCTGTATCTGGAATAACAACATTCTACAACATAACTAACCTAGTATCCAATACAGGTGTAGTTGCCGGAAATACCGCAGGTGTGGGAACTGCTAGAAATTCTCTGGCAGCAGCTACATTCGGCTGATAATGAAAACTAAATAATTGTTAACAAAGGAAATACAACGTGGCTGTAAAACTAAACTCTGAATTTAATTATCGTTATCAAGTTATTGGCGAGACACCCTGGGAAAAGATCAAAACCTTACAAGGATTCCTTGAGGGTCGCATCCGCGCAGCCGCACTGGAAGAGGTGGCTGCTCTCAAGTATCGGGCTAAGATAAGTGAAATAGATCATCTAAAATCTATCGGTGCGCTGGAACACATTATTCTCAATCTACAAGCGGAACTCATTGAACTCAATTCTGTGCTAAAAACACAAGAAGAAGCATTTGAACTTAATCGCCAAGAGATTACCATTCTCCAACGGCTGCTTGCTGAGTTGTATGAGATTGCCGAGCCCACTCGTATTCCAGGATACACAGACGAGCAGATGTTTGAAGCCAATGCCGCCAATGAATTCACGGTGATGATTGGCAAGGAGATTCATGCCGAGCTGATTGCCACAGGTCACCCATCACCAGCAAAACTTCGCAACGCCATGTCAAATCCTCACACCTGGGCAGCACTACAGCAGATCGGCCTGATTCCACAAAATGCCATGGTCCTGGAGGGCAATGTGGATCCACTAAAAATTGGTTTTTCACAGCCTCTGATGGTTGGGATATCAGAGTAACTTTGCTGAGGGAAATCAAATAATGCCAGTACCAACATCAGGTGCAATCAGTCTCGCTAATCTTCAAACCGAATTAGAAGGCGTAGCCGCAGGAAATAACACCACATCAATAACTGAGTTTTACGCTGGCGGTTCTTATGTAAATGCTGGTTCTGTTGCCTTTCCTGGTGGAACTAGAACAGCAATCCCGACTAGTGGTGCAATATCACTTAGAAATTTCTATGGTGCGAAGTGGTTTGGCGCCGATCAAGGATATGCGTATGCAACTCCTGGCACTTATACTGTTACGATCGCCAATCGCACTGGATTTATTAACAACTTTCGATACTCTGGTGTAATTCAGGCTGGTGGCGGTGGTGGCGGTGGTGCTCATGGCTCTACTGCTCCAAATACAGACGTTATCAACTCCGGTGGTGGCGGTGGCGGTGGAGAGAAAATAACTTTCAATGGTACTGCCACTGGATCAACTCTTTCATTCACTATTGTTATTGGTGCTGGCGGCGATGCGGGTGGAAACTCAACTGCAGCTAACCCGTATACACCAGGCGGAACTGTCGGTGGTGCTGGCGGAAATTCTCAACTTTACATCAATGGCGCATTAATACATAATGCCAGAGGTGGTGGCGGTGGTGGTGCAGGGCTACTTAAGAATACTAGCCCACACCTCGGTACTTCTGGTGTAGCGGGAACTCATTATGGCACTGGAAATTCCCCAGGAGCTGGGTTTGGTTCTAATGACTATCGTGCAGCTGGTGGTCGTGGTGGAGATACTATATTTGGAATTGGTGCTCTTGGATTTTACGCCAGTGGGTTTTCTCCAGCACCAGGAGGTCGCGGTGCGGGTGGAGCAGGTGGTGGCGGAGAGGGAGGCGACCTGAGAAATGGTCCTTCTGCAGGTGGTGCCGGATATGCACGGATATTTTTTAAGAGTGATTTCCCATATACAACATCAGCATCATGGAGTAGTGCTGGTTCGTATTCATGGACTGTTCCTACGGGAATATATTACGTCCAAGCCAACATAACTGGAGCAGGTGGTGGTGGAAGTTATTCTGCTGCTGGTGGATGGAATGTTGTATTCATAAATGTCACACCAGGTGAGGTATTATCACTTACTGTTGGTGGACCAGGTGGAGTTTCTTCCTGGGGTGATGCCACACTAACAGCTGCTGGTGGGTACGCTGGCGGCGGTGGTGGTGCAAAATCTGGAGCTAGTTATGCTGTTGCTGGTGGTGGTGGATACTCTGGTATATTTCGTGGGACCACTGCACTAGCAATTGCGGGTGGTGGCGGAGGGTTTGCATCAGAGGCGGCCAGCGGTCAGGGCAGTGATCAAGGAGCTGCCAATATTATTAATGGTGCTCCTGGTGGATCACCTGATTGTCGTCCTATGTGGGATCAAACAGGTGCAAGCCCAGTTACATCAAATAGCGGAGCGTATTTGTCAGGGACTACTGGGCTAACTGGAAAAATATGTGCTGCAGGCGGTGGTGGTGCTGGATACGCTGGCGGTGGTGCGAACACAAGTACAAGCGTTATTAGTGGTTTTTTTGGCGGTGGCGGTGGATCGAGTTATAAACATACTTCCGTCGGTGAGTATTATAGATTGCCAGGTGAGTGTACTGGTGGTAGTTGGGCGGCTCCATATGGTAATACCGGAACCCAAGGTCAGATAGTTATTTATTACTAAGGAATTATAATGAGCAAAGAACATACATGGGCAGCAGCAAAAGTAGAGTGTATAACAGATTTCATTGTTAGTCCAACTCCGGTATGTAATATTCACTGGAAGTTGACAACAAAAAATGCAGAAAATTATGTATATACTTCTATAAGTAATGGATACGTACAAGTTGATATTACCCCAGAAGAAGCAACAGCTCTTTCAGAAGAAGCCGCATTGGCATTATTATTGTCTACTCTGGGAGATAGAGTGCAGACATTAGAGAATGAGAACGCAACTATTTTAGATGGAATGATCGTCCCAGTTATTCCAGTTATTACGGTAGCATAAGATGATATTAACTCAAAAAGTACTTGATGCTGTAGGTGNTTGTGCTGATGGTCAGCGTGTTGCTNAAGAGTTCAACTGTATAGATGTTGATCTTGCTATCGGTATACAGATTATGGAAGATAATAATACTGGATATGCCAAATGGGCCAGAGATTTATACTCAAACAGAATAGCATTAAAGGCAGCAAATTATTACGAGTATATTCAATACTTGGTATTTGATCCAGTCAATAATCACTTCAAATCCACGCCCATCGACGAAGAACATGCGCGCGCAATCAAGCGAGAAATAATCAAATGGACTCCAGAGATAGATCATTCAAAGATTGTTATCTATGAAGAGATTAAGTCTCTGGATGGATCAATTCAAAGATTTCTTTTAGACTAAATAGATAATGAAAACCATAATAAGAAATCTACTGCCACAAGATACGAGAAGTGTTGAGTATCCCTCAGCAGCAGGTCTTATTGTTTGTTCAGTTATGTTGTTCTTTAATTTAATGTCTGATGAAATACACCTGCATGTTAACGATATTGGTTTCTGGTGTATCCCTACGTTCTTTCTCGGAGTTGGCTATATTATAGCACTTCTCCATTTTCCTAAACTAGATTTTTATCGTCCAGTGTTATCCTGGTTGACAGGGACTTTCTGGATCTGGTTGACATTTTCACAGCCGCTGTCTATTATGGCAATACCAGTGTTCTTTCTTGGTGTTTCTAGTATAATAGCCTTCCTTATAAATACAGTAATACTGAGTGAAACATGGAGACCATAATAGTAACTGCATTCAACACACTCAATGGAAGCTCTGGTTTCCTGAGTTTCCTAATAAGCGTATCTACATTGGCTTTCGGAGGTTGGTTATATTTTAGAAAAACCAACATCGAAGAAGTCACATCAATAGGTACACTCCAACAAAAACAAATCACTAGCCTTCTCGAGCAAATTCAATTTCTCGCAGAAGAACTAACTAAGGCAAGAAGTCAAATTGCCGAAATTCATGAACAGAATGTTCATCTTATGCAACAGGTAAGAGAATCCAATCACAGAATACAGGAATTGGAACGTCTTCTCGAAATTAACAGGAGTATATAATTATGGCAGCAATGTCCGACTTTCTAGAAAACAAATTAGTGGATCACATCTTTCGTGGGGTGACGTATACAGTACCAACGACATTATACGTCGCTCTTTATACTGCAGCCCCATCTGACTCTGGCGGAGGCACTGAAATCACTATTGGAACAAATGCATATGCAAGAAGAGATGTAGTATCAACAGCAGGTTCGCCAGTCTGGGCCAATACTCAGGGAGTAGCAGGAACTGCTGTTTCTTCTGGTACTGGTGGTGTTACCTCAAATACTTCTGCTATTACTTTTGTTACTCCAACTGGTTCATGGGGAACAGTCACTCACTTCGGTATTCTAACTGCTGCTACTGGTGGCGATCTATTATTCCATGGTGCACTAACAGTATCGCAAACTGTTAACAATGGAAACACCGTGTCATTCGCACCTGGTGCACTGCAGATTACGTTCGCTTAATAGCACAGTAATTTGATACAGGGCTGCTTTATTGCAGCTCTTTTCATTTCTAAATATGATTAGTATCTTACTAGAATAGAAATATGGCACACATTACTGCAGATCGCGTCAGACAGTTAAGTACCTCAACAGGGACTGGACCATTCACCGTAAGTACTACGTTTACTGGCTTTCGTACTTTCGCATCTGTACTTTCACCTAATGATACTTTCTGGTATGCCATTGCATCATTTCCTGGTTCAGATTGGGAAGTTGGTCTCGGTACATATTCTGCTGCGAACACAATCACCAGAACAACTGTATTAGCATCTAGTAATTCTGGAGCGCCAGTAGTATTCACTGCTGGTGATAAAGAAGTATTCATTACTGCGGCAGCAAGTAAGTTTCTTCAGCAAGATTCTACTGGTAGTTATGGTAACTTTACAGCAGGAACAATTACTGCCGCGCTGACTGGAGCTGCATCATCTAATGTCTTGAAGGCAGGCGACACGATGACTGGCCCCCTGACTATTCAGAGTATTGCTCCAATCATCAACTTTTTTGAGACAGATCAAACTCTACCAGCGGGACGTCGAAGACTAGTGCAAGATGGAAATACTTTTAGCCTACGCAGAAATAACATTGTTACAGGTGATTTCTCTTCAGAAGTATATGACTTTCTTATCAGTGCTACTGGAGATTTTACTAGTTTAGGGAATATTAATCCAACAGTTACCAATACTCAGACATTAGGTAACTCTGGTGCTATTTGGAACAAGGCATATTCTCAACAGTTTATTTCTTCTAATTCAGCAGCGCAGTCATTAACTGATGGCGCCATTATCCTCAATGCAGGTGGTGGATCTATATTATTTGATGATAGTGGACACAAAAGAATTTCCTGGAATGATGGTGCAGGAAATTTTAATATACGTGCTGGTAATTATTACAATGGTACAGGTGTTGCATATGCTAAGAGTTCTGGTGAGGCAAATGGTGGTGCAGCTACTATTAGCTTGACTACTGATGCAGTTGATGGATATATGCTTTTTGGTGTTTCTGCAATTGGTGTACCAGGTGCTACAGTAACATATACCAAAAATCTAACATTATCCACAGGTGGTCTTTCGTTTGATGGAAATTTTACACCTGTAACAACTAACTCATACACTCTTGGTGCTTCTGGTTTATTATGGAGCAATGTCTATGCGACCACTTTTACTGGAGCATTAACTGGTAATGCCAGTGGCTCTGCTGCGACATTTACTAGCACAAGCCAGAACTCTCAGTTCAATTCTATCGGCGTTGGGTCGGCTGTTGATGCTAATAGCAAGTTGTTTATCGGAGGAACACTGGCTGGTGGTGTAACAAGGATATCAGCTAGGGCACAGAACACATTTCAGTCGGATGTAACTCTTGCTATTGGTTTTTCTTCTGCTCCTATTACCCAAGCAACAGCATATACTCTTGCTAATTTACAACACTTTAGAGTTGAAGATGTCACTCTTGGCTCTACATCAGCAGTATCAAATCAATTTGGTATGGCTACTGCGTCATTAGTAAATGCTTCTAATAATTTTGCATTCTACGCAGCCGACTCGGCTGCAGTCGGTTCTACTCGAACATCATACGGATTCTATTCCAATAATAACATAGCAACTGGTGGTGGCGCCACATATGGTTTCTATTCCAATGGTACTGCCTCAAATTATTTCGCAGGTNACGTTGGAATCGGTATGCTTCCAACTTGTAAACTTGAAATATTAGCTCCCACTCTGGGANCTACTTTGAATTCCCAAGNTATTATCAGTCGTTTGAATTTTAATAATGGGAATGGAAGTAGTATAGAAACTTCTACTGTTAGAGATAGTGCTGGTNCANACTGGACTACCTCTGGCTCTAGAATGCAACAAAAGATCGATCTGACTTGGATGGGATATATTCAGTTTAATGGTACTGGCAACCAGCAAGGTATTTCTTTTGGGACTGGANGCAGTACTGTTAATGCTTTAAGCGTTCCAGAGAAAATGCGTATCGACTCATCTGGTAACGTCGGTATTGGAACTTCTNCCCCAGGAGCGAGGTTAGAAGTAGTTGGAACACAGGCTAACTTCAGAGCAATAAGCACAGATGCGGCACCATTCTACCATCCATTCATCAAAGCCAGAGGTACTGCAGGTTCTCTATTAACTGTCAATAATAATGATAGTATTGGTGCTCTTCAGTTCTTTGCATATAATGGAACTAATTACCAGCAAGCAGCATCTATTATTGGCCAGGTTGATGACGTTCCAAGTGCTACNAGTATGCCNGGTCGTATTGTGTTTAATACGACACCAGCTAATTCTAATACACCAGCTGAGCGGATGCGTATTGATAATGCAGGTAACGTAACTCCAGGCGTAACGAATACTCAGACACTAGGCGCAGTTGGTGATGTATGGAGTGTAGTACACGCTAATACAGTTTCTGCGATATTCCATGAGAGTGTGCAGACGATAAGTACAAACTACACGATTACCACAGGAAGTAATGCAATGACACCTGGACCAATAACGATTGCATCTGGGTTTACCGTAACAGTGCCAAGTGGTTCTGTGTGGACTATTGTTTAAGGAAAAAATATGGCAGTCACGATTAGCGGAACAACTGGTGTAGAAACACCTGGTATAGTATCATCTGGCGCAGTCTCTGGTACTACTGGAACTTTCACGGGTAATGTTTCTGGAGTTAACGGCACATTTACAGGACCAGTATCTGGTACCACAGGAACATTCTCTGATAACATTCAGTCCACATCCCAGAATGGCGGTCAGTTGGCGGGGCTGCGAAATAGGATTATGAATGGAGATATGCGGGTGGCGCAAAGAGGGCTGGTTCCTTTTACTGTTGGCCTTGCAGCAACTGGGGCAGTTCAATACACCGCAGACAGATGGTCATTCGCGCAAGTAACAGCAGCAACTTCTCCTACAGTAGTCGGCGGGATCATTAGCGATAACGCGATGGGTGGGTCTAGTAAAACACACATCTATATACAAACAACAGCAACACCAAAAGCAAATCTTGTGACCACAGATTATGCATTTATTCAGCAAAACATTGAAGGTTATAATGTTGCTGACCTTAAGTATGGAACAGCCTCCGCGAAAACTGTCACTATTTCATTTAGAGCAGCAGCGGTAAATTTTGGTTCAACTGCTGTAATCTCTGTGTCACTAAGAAATTCAGCGGTAGATAGAAGTTACGTTGTCCCTGTAACAATCACCAACACTGCTGCATCGTATTCCGTAACTATTCCAGGAGATACGCTGGTTTCGTCAACCTGGCTGACGACTAACGGAGTTGGTCTTCGGGTTGGGTTTTGCGCTGGTGCAGGCCCAACATATACAACATCCACCACAGGGGAATGGCAAGGCATCAACTTCATCGCAGCAGCAGGGACATCAAACTTCCTTGGAACCTTAAACGCAGCGTTAAATATCACAGACGTCCAACTCGAAGTCGGCCCCGTCGCTACGCCATTCGAGCAACGTCCGATTGGGATGGAGTTGGCGTTGTGTCAGAGGTACTATGAAGTTATGCCGCAGGCTGGTACTGGATCAACTCAAGCGTCTATCGGTACTGGACAAAATACAACCACCACCGGAGGAACTGTTCCTCTTACGTTTAAAGTAACAAAAAGAGCAACGCCAGGAGTAACTAGTAGTGGATCGTTGAGGGTGTATAGTGCAAATGGCACTGAACTTCCGGTGACAAGTACCATTTTTATTGGCGTTGGTCCTGAAGGAGTGTCTATTACTTACGGCGTGGGCTCGGGATTAATTCAAGGCTATGCTGCGGTGTTTGGCCGCGTTACAAACACTACTGGTGAAATTCAAATTAGTGCGGAGTTGTGATCATGTACAAACTAACAGCAACACCAGAAATTATTGCTCGGGCCGACGGCTGGTTTATTCCTACTGACCCAGCAAATACAATGTATCAAGAATACCTCGCATGGCTTGCCGAAGGCAACACGCCTGAGCCTTATGTGCCACCACCGACACCTATCCCCAGTAGCGTGACGAGGTTTCAAGCACTCGCTGTCTTAGCACAGGCTGGTTATTTGGATACGATCTGGACGTACATAGAATCACTTCCTCGATCGAATATTACACGTTTGGCGTTTGAGAATGCAACTGAGTGGGAACGCACAAGTCCGACGCTGGCGACGCTGGCAACTATGCTTAATCTTAATGAAGCGCAAGTAGATGAAATGTTCATGGCAGCTGCTAATATCACTGCATAAGAGTTATAAATATAGAATGGAACTAGCATGGCTCTAAAATTAAATTCTTCAGGTGGAGGATCAGTAACACTTGATCCTATAAGCACAGCAAGTAATGTTACGATTACTATTCCAGACACAACTGGCGGTAGAGTAGTAGTTGCTGATTCAAATGGTAACATCGGAGCAGTCTCAGCAACTACTGGAACATTTACTGGCAACATACAGTCGGCCTCGCAAAATGGCGGTCCACTAGCTGGTCTGAGGAATTATATTATCAATGGGAATATGCGGGTGACGCAAAGAGGAACCACATTTTCGTTGACTGCAACAGGCGCATATACAGTAGATCGCTGGGTAGCCGTTACTAGTGTTGCGCCATCAGGAACCTTGACACTTAATGTAACTCCTGTAGCAATAACTGAAGGAACATCTTCAAGTTCGGCGATCAGACTATCAAAAACAACTGGCACATTTGCTGGTACGTTGGTGGCTGCACAGGCGTTTGAAACTGGCAACAGTCGGGGATTGGAAGGAAAAACTGTAACAATTAGTTTTAAGGCAAGAAAAGGGTCTTCGTATACTGGTAATGCTTTGCCTTATTTGGCAGTAGTTACAGGCACAGGAACAGATCAATCTGCTAATAATATGTTAGCGGGTACTTGGACTGGTTACGCAGTAAGCGCCACTACCTTAACTGGTACGCTTACAACATCCATGTCTACATTTTCAGCAACTACAACAATTCCAGCATCTGCAACTCAAGTGGGCGTTCAAGTTGGTTTAACTTATGCAACTGCCACAACAGGGTCGGCAAACGACTTCTTAGATATTACAGACGTCCAACTCGAAGTCGGCCCCGTCGCTACGCCATTNGAGCANCGTCCGTATGGGATGGAGTTGGCGTTGTGCCAGAGGTATTGTTTCGTTGGGCGTCTGTATGTTCCGACAGGGACGGTACAGAATATCCCATTACCAGTGACAATGCGAAGAAATATAGCTCTTGCAGATATTTCAGGATATGGCGCTGGATTTGCTTTGGCAGACACTGGTACAACTTCTGTACTTATTGCCTCGCAAACTGGTGGCAGCGGCCAGACTTTAACTATATCCACGGAATTATGAGCACAATAAAGACTAATGCAGTTCAGATTGGCCAGTCACCTACAGCGACTAACAACTTTACATTTTACCAACCAACAACCCCAGATGGATCAGTTAGAATTGGTAATGGTAATGCTGGTGCAGCAACTGATAAAATAACNATTGATTCAAGTGGTAACGTAACTCCAGGGGTAACTAATACTCAGACACTAGGAATAGTTGGAGATGTGTGGAGTAACGTATATGCCACTACTTTCACTGGTACTACTGGAACATTCACCGGCAACGTGCAAATGGCCTCGCAGAATGGCGGTCAGTTGGCGGGGCTGCGGAATAAGATTATCAATGGGGATATGAGAGTGGCGCAGTATGGAACGGCCTCTGTCAACTTAACCTCTACATCTCAATTTCGTGCGGATAGGTTTGCAGCAGTATCAGCAGGAACAACGCCGCCAACTGTTAGTTTTGGATTTAGCACGGATGGGTCTGTTTCTACATCAAGTGGTCGTCACTTATTTATGCAGGTGTCAGTTGCAAAAGGTACGCTTGATGCTGGAAACACCACACTACTACTTCAAAACATTGAAGGATTAAATACAGCGGATTTGCTATATGGCACAGCATCTGCCAAAACAATCACGGTTTCGTTTAGAGCAAGAATTCAAAACCTTGCAAGTGCAGTAATCGGCGTGTCTATTAGAAATTCTACAAACAACAGATCGTATGTTGCTCCTGTGACAATTACCTCTG